GTCGGGTATCGGAGTCGTAGTATCTCGGCTCGGCTCGTGTTCGTGAAATAGTTGTTGAAAGTAGGTTTTCGTCTCGTGAGTTGTTGAGCGATCTTGTGAAAAGCTTAGTTGCTCAACTCGGCGCTAAATGGAATAATGGCTTGAAAGCCAGCCTCTACTGGAATCTGAATAACAGCGTCGGGAATCGGAATCGTAATATCTCAGCTCGGCTCGAATATGGAACTCCGCATAGCAAGCAACCACGGCTTAGCTATCAGGAATAGCTAGAGATGGAGACCTTGCCTCTTGGCAAAACATCTAAGTGTCGTCAGTTGCGGGTGAGAAAAGGCGGCAGCCTGGTTTCCAGTCCAGGTGAGTCCCAGGTCGTGTTAGTAGGTTGTTCTCGAAAGCTCGGCAGCTTCCATACAAAAGAAAGGACTTCAAGTTGAAGCGTGTTGGCAATCTTTACAAGAATGTGTGGGCTTATGACAACTTGAAGTTAGCTCATAAGAATGCAAGGGCGAAGAAGGGATGGTACAAAGAAGTAAGGGAAGTAGATGCAGACCTGGAGAACAGGTTGTACAAGATTCAGACAATGCTTGTGCATCATTTGTATGTGACTTCACCGTACGAGATGTTCTACAAGCAAGAAGGTCCGAAGCTTAGGAAGATCTACAAGCTTCCATACTATCCAGACAGGATAGTGCAGTGGGCTTTGATGCAAGTCGTGTCACCGCACATCGAGAAGAACTTGATTCGTGACACGTTCAGTGCCATACCTGGTAGGGGAATTCACGACGGGCTTCACCGTGTTCAAGACGCAATGTATAACCACAAGGAAGATTGCTTGTTCTGTTTGAAGTTTGACATCAGGCATTACTACCAAAGCATTGTCCACGATCTTCTGAAGCAGTCATACGAGAAGATGTTCAAAGATCCTGAGATCTTAGATCTCGTGTTCGGGATCATTGACAGTATCAACACGTTGGACGAAGAAGACAAAGATGAGATGCGCAGCTTGGGACTTGAAGTCAATGACGAGTGCGGCATTCCGATCGGAAACTTCTTTAGCCAATGGAGCGGTAACTTCTTCCTGAGTCCGTTTGACCACTGGGTGAAAGAGAGCTTGGGAGTGAAGTTCTACTTTCGGTACATGGATGACATCGTGTTGTTTGGTGACAGCAAGGAGAAGTTGAAAGTCTTCAGGTCTGTCAGTGAGGAGTACTTGTGGGACAAGTTGAAGTTGAGGATGAAGCCTAATTGGCAGATCTTTCCAAGCTTTGTCAGAGGAGTTGACTTCCTGGGCTATCGTGTGTTTGATGGTTACACGCTTCTCAGGAACGGTACGAAGAAGTCGATGAAGAGGCGTTACATTGACATTGACAAGAAAGTCTCGAAGGGCCAGTACATGAACTACACGGAGTTTAGCAGTTTGAACTCGTACATGGGATGGGGATCTCAAGCAGACTGCTTCAGGCTTACAAACAAGTACATAGTGAAGCCATTTGAAGATGCGGCTTGTCGGTACTATCGTGACGTGATTTTGAAAGGAGCATGACATGAAGGACTTTGGAATGACGATCAAAGACACTAGGCCAGAAGGTGTCGAGATCACGGAGCTCAAGGTGTTCGTCGCGACGGACATTGAGGAAGTTGAAGTCGAGCTTGATGATGGTCAACGTCATAAGGAGTTCCACTTCAACCTTGTCGAGTATGACAAGGACGAGTACATCCAGCTTTTGCAGCAGCAGGTGCAGGAGACTCAAGATGGTCTAGTCGAGCTTGTAGACCTTCTGGTCTAGTCAGAGATGGGAGATGATCGAGATGGCAATGGTATACTATCGCAAGATGATCCGTGGTGACGGCTATCGCATCCAGCAAGTCAACGAGAGGTGGCGTCCGGAGGTCGAGAAGCTGTTGGCTGACAATGGCTATGTGATCAACCCAGACGGCACCGCGTCTAAGGCCACTGAGTAGGTGGCATTCCTCTGAATGAATCAGAGGACATCTGAACCTTTCTTCCTGAACGCATGATGGTATTTCCCTCCTTTCGACAAGCCAACCTCAGATGTCCTCTGGTTCCCTCTAGTAATGTTTCATTAGTCCATAGGAGATGGTGCCAATCTATTTGTTGTGTCTACTTTGTGAGGTGTTTTTGAATGGGTGATATTCCGGCGGAGCTTCTAGTTGCGATCGTTACGTCTTCGATCGCAGCTTTCGCGTCAATAGTCGTGGCCATCATCAATCTTCGTTCTAACCAGGACATAAAGTCATATCGAAAGAAGCGGGAAGAGAGGGAAGTGATAAAGTCCGACCTAGATATTGGAGTCGCCAGGATATTGCTTCTGAACAATTATAAAGAAGTGTGCCGCAAAGGTTACTACTCCGTTGAGGAGCGTGACGTGTACAAGGAGCTGTTCGATGCTTACAAGGCTGCAGGTGGTGATGGCGTGATCGATGACATTGCTGAGAAGATCGTGCTTTTCCCGACGTATCCGAAGTCAGATCAGCATCTGAACGTGTCAGTCATTGACCGGAGGATCCCAAAGGTGTGACAAAATTGATGGTTTACATCTGGTAGTGCTTGTGGTACAATGTAATTCCACCGGGAAGTAGGGTGGATGGAAAGTTCCTAGAGAGGAGATCACAATGGCTAAGGTAGTAGATGGCATCAGGTTCGCAGAGCTCAAGGCTTGGGAAGTGTGTTTCATTGAGTCGATCGAAGTTGATTCAATGTTCATTACGGACGAGCAGGTCAAGCAGGTGAAGTCGGTGCTGATGCTCGAGGGGAAGTCGCTTGAGGAGCTGAACGAGATTCGCAACTCTGTGGTGAAGCATCTCGGTGACAAGTCAAGCGCAGCTCGTGCAGCCAATGACTGGAAGTCATTCGACAAGTTCCACAATGCGATGTCAGGTATAACCTACGTGATAGATTCTCTGATCTATACTTACAATATGTAGTTGCTTGAAGGCGCCAGGGGTTCGCCTTTCGGGACGGGCCCCTTGTTTGTATTTTCAAGGAGGTGAGTTGCTGTGGAAGCAAAGGAGAAGGAGCTGCCCGAAGAGGTCAAGCTTGAGCGTGTGCAGAATGCTCCGATCGGTACGATCGTTGCTTTTCGTTCTGACAATGGGACGGTGAAGTCGGCCAAGATCGTTCGTAGGAGTACCGAGGACAAGATGCTTAAGCTTACGACGAAGTATGGCATGTCGCATCTCGTGTCGTACTCAGATGTTGTCTGGGTCAAGACTGGTACCCGCTGGCCTCGGTGGGTGTACAACCTTCTTAAGAACGTAGATGAGGTGGAGCAATGTCAGTGATGTTGGTCGTAGTCGTCTCGTTCTTTTCTGGTGTAGTTGTCGGAGTGTTTGCAATTTTAGCTATGGCATTGAAATGGTCAAGGTGGTAGAAGCTTATGAGTGAACCGAAGCTTAGTGGCTTGAGTGCAGAGCAGTCAGTTCTGGTATTTCAGAGTATGAAGGAGATCTACGATACGGCGAAAGATCTCTATGACGCTGCGAGGACGGACTTCTACGAGAGGATGGACAAGTTCTTCTCGAAGGAAGTCCAGGGAAGCAGTTTCGAGTTTGACGAGATGCTTGACGGGAATGATTGCCATGAAGCTGGCAAGTATCATTTCAAGGTGTCTCAGTCTAGGAAGGTCTACGTAAACTGGGATCTGAGTCGTCTCAAGAAGGTCCTTGGTGCTCATGAGAAAGAAGTGATTGTAAGAAGCTATGAGCTGTCAGATATTGAGGGTCTTGCAGCTTATGTAAAGTCTCTTGGAGGAGAAGCAAGGTTGTTCAAGTCGTTCTTTACCGTGTCTGAGACAGTTGACACGAGTATGCTTGACAACCTTACTGAAGTAGGTGAAGTCGATGCAGATGAAGTTGCCGAATGCTGTGATGTCAAACTTGGAAAGCCGTGGTACAGAGTCACGCAGAGGCGAGTTGTTAGGAAGGCGAGAACTTTCAATAACTGACAGTGAGGCGCTTGCGATCGTTGCTTTGCATTACGGTCTAGTTGACTCGATAAGCAGCTCGAAGGTGAAAGTCGTCTGTCCTATTCATGATGATCTCAATCCGTCTATGATGCTTGACTTCACGACAGGATCTTGGTATTGCTTCGGGTGCAACAGGTCTGGCAGGGCAAGGCAACTTGTGGCAGAAGTCGAGAGGAAGCATCACGGTCTGAATGAGTTACAAGCAGCCGTGAAGTTCTCGAAGATGGTCAATGGAATGTCGAAGGAGGAGCTTCCGAAGTTTCAGGTGAAGCCGAGGACGAAGGAAGAAGATCGCGAGCTGTACGCTCAAGCTTATGACTTCTACCATGGTCTGGCGACAGTGAACTGGCATGACCCACAGTTCTTGGAAGCTGAAGAAGTTCTTGACTACATGGAGTTCAGAGGTTTCACTGCGACGACGTTGACAAAGGCAAAAGCAAAAGTCACGTTTGAAGAAGCTTACTCGATGGTGTTTCCGATGATGGACAACGGGAAGTTCAGAGGGTGGGTTTCTAGGACGATGGATCCGGAGATCGCGAAGTGGAGGAAGTACCTGTACAACAAGGGGTTCAGCCGTTCGAACACAGTAGTCGGAAACTACAGGCATTGCAAGTATGTCGTGATAGTAGAGGGCTTCATGGACAGGTTGAAGCTCGTTCAGTTAGGTGTTCCGAATGCAGTAGCGATCTTGGGTTGGAAGCTAAGTCAAGGACAGCTTGACAAGTTGAAGTCGGAAGGAGTCCAGTATGCAGTTGCAGCAACAGACAATGACGAAGCAGGTCGCAAGGGGGCAGCCTGGATAGCGAAGAACTTCCCCACTGTTCGTTGGCCGTATTTGAAGGGGTTGAAAGATCCCGGAGATTTTGACAAGAAAAGCTTCTCGAAGATGTGGAAGAAGCTTGAAGAAGAAATGGAGAAAGCACAATGGGACTTGTAGACAAGATCAAGAAAGATGTCCAGAAGTCTGGAGGCAGCAGGAGCAAGTTCACGTATGTTCGTGACGGGCAGAAGGTTCGCATTCGTTTCCTTGTCGACATGGATGACGGTCTCGAGATTCCGTTCCATGATAGCTTTGAGCGCAGCATCAATGTTCCTTGCCGTGAGGTCTTCGGTCATTCTTGCCCGTATTGCGATGATGAAGATCTTCGCACTCGCTCTCAGTATGTCTGGTCCGTCTGGAACTACGAGTCGAAGCAAGTCGAGCTGTTCATGTTCCGTGTCAACAACTGCTCGCCTATCCCGGCTCTGATGGCGATGTACGAGAACTTTGGTACTCTCACAGATCGTGACTATGTGATCTCGTGCTCTGGCAAGCAGATGAACAAGACGTTCACGGTAATCCCGATGGACAAGGTCAAGTTCCGCAATGCGAAGGCGAAGCCGTACTCGAAGTCGGCGATCCTGAAGATGATCGACAAGGCCTGGCCCGATGAGAATGACTCTGAGGACTATGAGGATGATTCTGAGGACTTCGAGACTCCTCGTAAGGGAAACACTCACAAGCCCAAGTTGAAGGCCTCTAAGGGGCATCAGAAAGCTTCAGAAGATGACTGGGGCGACGAGGAGGAGAAGGACTACGAGTCCATGAAGCCGATCGAGCTCTTCAAGCTCTGCAAGGAGCGTGACATCGAGTGTGTTCCGAAGAAGCCGAAGAAGTTCTACATCAACCTTCTCGAGGAGTGGGATGCAGCTCAGGAGGACTGGGGCTCCGATGACGAGGAGGAAGATGACTGGGATGGCGACGAGTGGGAAGAGGAGTAGCAATGCAGCCCGATGATGACTTCATGCCATATCCAGATCTTTGGAAGCTTGTCGGTTTGACCAGCAATCCTGGAAGGACTCCAGTTGACTTTGCGAGGAGCCAGGAGTTCAGGCATCGCAAGCCGAGTCCCAACAGGAAGTACAAGCACAAGTAGCATTGGATGGTGGCATTATAGTGATCCTATGATGCCACCTTTGTCTGTTTGAAAGGAAGCAGCACATGAGCAAGTCACCTTACGTGTTTGTCCAGCTTGATGATGGTGCGTTCATGCCTGAGCGTGCACATGACACTGATGCCGGTGCAGACCTTCGTTGCCGTGAAGACTTCGTTGTGAAGGCTGGCAAGTCAGTGATGATCGACACTGGTGTTCACGTTTGCATTCCTCCGTTTACGAAGTGCGAGATCAAGTCGAAGTCTAGCTTGAACGTGCTTCATGGCATCATCACGACAGGCTTGGTTGACGAGGGATTCTCTGGTACGATCTTGGTGAGGGTTTACAATCTCGGCGAAGAGGATTATTATTTCAAGCGGGGTGACAAAGTCACTCAGATCTGCATCTCGTCAGTCAAGTATCCTGAGTTCGTTCAGGTCGAGAAGGTAAAGGGAGGAGAAAGAGGGGACAATGGCTATGGAAGCACTGGACGGTGATCAGTGTGAACCAAGTGCGTTATGTCCTGGCAGTTGCAAACTTTGCAGTTGCAGCTTTGAATGCGATTGCAGCAAGCGAGAGTAAAGAAGCAAGAGATGTATTAGCTGCAGCAGCTTGGGTCGGAAGTGGAATGTTCTGGCTCTGGCAGGCGATAGTAAGCTAGTGCTTTGGAAAGGAGTTAGTAAGATGCGAATCAAGTTTACGTTCGATGAGATCTTCGAGAAGCAGAAGCAGAATCAGGTTGCGCTTCTGAAGATGGGGAGCTATGAGGGGTTTGCTTCTCATGACATTGACGACCTTCCGGATGACGATCCGAAGCTGATGTCATATCACATCCAGCAGCTAGTGTCTGAGATCGGTGAAGTCCTTGAAGCAGACAAGCGCTGGAAGAACTTCCGTAAAGATAAGTTCGATCGTCACGAGAAGTTGATGGAGATTGCGGACTGCTTCATCGTTCTCATGAACATCGGCATGTTCTCTGGTTTCAGTGGTGACGAGATCGCGAATGCGATTTTCGAGAAGGAGCAAGTTGTAAGCGAACGCATCGAGGCAGAGAGGGACTAAAATGGCACAGATCGTAATTGTTGAGGGGATCGACCGAGTTGGCAAGACGACTTTCATTGATCGTTTTGTCGAGAAGAATCCGGACTTCAAGCGCTTCAAGCACAAGCCTTCTGACTTTGACTACAACGACATGGACAACAAGAACGAGACTGACAAGATGCTTCAGCTTCTTGAGATGGTCAAGCTTCTTGATGGCAAGGTCATTTTCGACAGGTTCCACTTCTCAAACATGGTCTATGGCTTCCTAGATCGCAACTATGATCCTTTTGAGGCGATGAAGTTCTGTGATGACATCGAGCAGAGGATCATGAAGCTTTTCGGTCCTGAGAATGTCGTTGTCGTGATGCTGTTCCCAGAGGACATCGAGAAGAGTTCGAAGGAGCATGGCAAAGATCTAACTCCGTATCAACATGGCATGGAGGCAATGTCGCTTGATACGATCCTTCCAGTCATGGTTGGTTCTTATGAGACAATCGATGCAGCGATCGAAGTCATTCCTGAGTTCTTCCTGCATGGTGAGAAAGATTGTGAGAACTGTGACAAGCGTGACGAGTGTGAGATGAGGGATGAGTGAGATGAGGAAGCGTGCAATCGGCTATAGCTACTGGGGTTTCTTGGGCGATGACAAGTACAACATGCATGGTGACAAGCTGAGCACTCCAGATGGCAATGCTTTCTATTCTTGGTCGATCATCAGCGAGTTTCAGCGTCGTCAGTATGATGTCATTCAGGTCATGCCTGATCGTGACTTTCCTGGGTTCGTGATGAACAACACGAAGTTGTTCAGCTCTTGGTGCACTTCGAAGCGTTACTTCGCTTATGACAAGATGGTGAAGTCAAGTGATGACAAGTTCCTTGACTACGAGCATGCTTCGACTTTGTGGGATTCGAAGTTGATATGGGACGTGTGGAGGAGCATGGGGCTTCACGAGTGCCAGTTCATAATTCATGAGTGGAGGATGGAGATCCCTGGTCGCAATGACTTAGCTTCAAGAGACAAAGTTGAGGGATGGCAGCCTGACCTTCTGCTTCAGAACGAGCTCGTAATGTTCTGCAGGACTTATGACATTCCATTGGTCGTGTTCGATCTTGACTACAAGCTCGAGGAGAAAGTCGTTCGTGAGATTCTCGAGTCTGGCGTGAATCTTAGGATCATAGAGCTTGGGACAAAGTGGAACAAGCTTCCTGGGATATATGCTCAGCAAGTGGAGATCCCGTTTGACTTTTCGAGCATTGACACGTTTGACGTGATCGACACGAAGTACTGTGATAAGGGTCTTACTTACGTTGGCAATCGTTATGAGCGTGACTGGTGCGTGTATAAGTACATCAACCCACATACAGGCAAGAGCAAGCTGATGCATGCGACTTTCTATGGCAACTGGAAGGAAGCTGGGCGTGACAGTGCAGTCCGTTGGCCTTACATTGACTTCAAGCCGAGAGTCCAGCTTTCTGAGATGCATGACGTCTATTCGCACTCGGTTGCGACGATCTTGATGGCAAAGGAAGACTACTGTGACAATGGCTTCATGACGGCAAGGATAATTGAAGCTGTGTTCTATGGTACGCTTCCAATCTTCATAAGCGAGTTTGGCAAGGAGACAATTCACAAGTACGCCGGTGGAGTTGCAGACATTCTGACAGTGAGGGACTTCAAGGAAGTTGATGACATTGTGAGGACTTACAGGAGGAAGTCAAATGATCGAAAGCAGATCATCAAGTACCTTCGTAAGTATCTGAACTTCATGGATGTTAGCAACTTTGTGGAGAGAGTAATAGGTCTAGTAGGCTAGTGCCTAGAAAGGTGAAGCAAGATGGAGACAATGGCGAACATGCTTTTTGAAGGCAAGACGGCTGATGAAGCATTCGAGTATTGGTATTCAGTTTTGTCTGAGATGGCAAGTGAAGGCTTTGCAGCTGAGTCTCGTGACGGTGAAGTTGTCGGTGAGGTCATCAATGCGATAACAGTGATCGAAGACCCTACTCGTGGTGTGATGTTGAATGACATTCGTAAGATGCCAATGAGGTACGCGATTGGTGAGCTTGCTTGGTACTTGTCTGGTAACAACTCGCTTAGTGAGATTCAAAAGTACACTGCCGCTTGGGATCGCATGAGTGATGATGGCGTGACAGTCAACAGTAACTATGGCTGGTGCATCAAGGAGAAGTACGGTTTTGATCAGTGGGAGTATGTCAAGGACAAGCTTATGTCTGACAGTGAGACTCGCCAAGCAGTGATTCACATCAAGGAGCCGTATGAAGGTGTTTCGAAGGATGTGAATTGCACAGTTTGTCTGCAGTTCTTCATTCGTGATGACAAGCTCTTCATGACGACGTACATGAGATCGAACGACTTGTGGATGGGTTTCCCGTATGACGTGTTCCAATTTACGTTCATGCAAGTCCTTCTCTCGATGGAACTCGGGCTTGGTCTTGGAACGTATACTCACGTGTCTGGTTCGCTTCATCTTTACAAGCGTAACTTGAAGCAGCAAGAAAAGAAGTAGAATATTGCATTTGCTCCCTGGCTTTCGGGCTAGGGAGCTTTGCACTTTGAATGGAGGAGATCAAAGTTGTTTGATTTGCACAGGCACGATGAGTACAGTACGTTTGATGGTTATGGGAAGGCAACGGAGCTTGCAGCTTTGGCTAAGGAGCTTGGTTATAAGTCTCTGTGCACGACAAATCATGGCAACACGAACGGTTTGATTCAGACTTATGATGCTTGTAAGTCGATCGGGATCAAGCCGATCTTGGGTTGTGAGGGTTACTTCCTTCCGGTGTGGAAGGAGAAGACACGTGGCTACCACTTGATAATAATCGCGAAGAACTTGAAGGGTTACGGCAACTTGAATCGTCTTCAGTTCTACGGTGAGAAGCAGAAGTACTACCAGCCGATCTGGGACTTCAAAGCTCTCGAGATGTATCATGAAGGTTTGATTTGTTGTAGCGCTTGTGTAGCTGGCTACTCAGCTCAAGCAATTGCAAAGGACAATCTGAAGGCTGCGGAGAAGTTCTTCTTGAAGATGAAGAAGATATTCGGTGAGGACTTCTACATTGAGGTGCAACCATATGTCGTGTCAGAAGAAGGGCTTCAAGAGAAGGTCAACGTCGAGTCGATAAAGCTGGCGAAGAAGCTTGGCATTCCGTGCATCTTGACGTCCGACTCGCATCGCGGTAGGAAGGAAGACTTTCCTACGTATCTGAAGATGCATGAGATAGCAAATCACGACGTGCAGTGGATCGAGTCCACGTATCAAGATCGCTACATGCCAGAGAAGATGGAGATGGCGAAGCGGTTTGTTGCTATGCATGAAGCAGACTTTGGCAAGAAGCGAGCAATTGCCCTTGCTAAGGAGATGTACCGCAATCTTGACAAGATTGAAAGTCAATGTGAAGATTGTTACTTGGACCAACTTCCTCTCGTGCTTCCGAAGCTTGCTGGTGATTCAAACAAGCGAATAAAGCACGACATTGTCGCTGGTCTAAAGCGTCGTGGCAAGTACAACAAGAAGTACTTGGCTAGATGCAAGGAGGAGTTCGAGGTGATCGAGTTCCATGGCTTTGAAGACTACTTCTTGATCGTAGCTGACTACGTCAACTGGGCAAAGAACGAGGGGATTCGAGTAGGTCCAGGTCGCGGCTCTGTTTGCAACAGCTTGGTTGCATATGCGCTTGGCATTACAGAAGTTGATAGCTTGCTTTTCGATCTTGACTTCAGAAGGTTCTTGAGGAAGGACAAGAAGAACTTCCCTGACATTGACATCGACTTCGAGACTTCTAGGCGTCATGACGTGATCGAGTACATTTGTAGCAAGTATGAGGGACATGCAGCTCGCATCTGCTCGTATGGCTTGTACAAAGTCGACAACCTCGTGAACGATCTTGCGAAAGCTTGTGGGCTTCAGACTTCTGGTCAAGACATTGATGACACGACTGTGAAGCGTAACAAGCAGGAGATCTCAGAGATCAAGTCTTGCATTCGAAAGTACATGGACGAGAATGGGTCTATGGTCGATGAAGAAGCGATAATGCAAGACACTGACGCGAAGCGTTACAATCGCAAGTATGACAACATCATCGTTCATTTCTGCAAGTTGTTCAAGAAAGTACGTTTCATCGGTACTCATGCAGCAGGTGTGGCAATAACTGGTGGAGATCTTCTTGACTACTGTGCTTTGAAAGTTGACAAGTCAGGTGACGTGTTCACCGCTTACGATCTTGAAGACATCGAGTCAGTCAATGTGATCAAGTTTGACATCCTTGGCCTGAAGACAATGGAGTCGATTGGCAACTTGCGTGATAGCACTGGAGTGACAGTTGACTATGACGAGATAGTCGAAGATGAGAACTTGATGGAGCAGTTTGGCAAAGGCAACACTGACGGCATCTTCCAGTTTGAGAAGCAGGCAGCAAGAAACATTCTAACTGACATCAACTGTGATTGCTTCAATGACGTGATCGCGGCGTCGGCAATGAACAGGCCAGGCCCGTTGAGTCTTCACATGCCAGATATCTATGCGCAAAGCAAGGTGGATTCGAAGGAAGCTCAAGGATCGATCTGGTGGCCATATACTAGCAGGACTTACGGCACGATCGTGTACCAGGAGCAGGTGCAGCAAATTTGCATTGGCATTGCAGGTTTGACTTGGCAGGACGCAGACAAGGTCATGAAGATGATGAAGGGCGGTCACATGACTGAGTCTGCTTGGAAGACGTACATGCAAAACAAGGAAGACTTGCAGCGAAGGTTTGTCGAGGGTGCGGTGAAGAATGGGCATCCTGAGAAAGTCGCGTTGGATCTTTTCGACAAGATGACGACTTACACGTTCAATGCAGGTCATGCGACTGGCTACTCGCTGATCTCAGTTGAGGAAATGTTCTACAAGGTGTACTATCCTAACGACTACTGGTTTGCGAAGATCAAGTTCGCGAAGTCTGAAGGAGAGCGTTACAAGTTCTGCACGCTTGCTGTGAAAGACGGTGCGGTGTTGTTCCTTCCTCACGTGAACTGGTCAGATGCTCATGCGAAGCTTCTGAAGCATGATGGTGAGCAGACGATCCAGCAAGGCTTGTCAGAGTTGAAGGGTGTCGGTGAGAAAGCAGCGGACTTCATCGTTGAGGAGCGTAAGAAGAACGGTGTGTTCACGAGCTACGACAACTTCTATGATCGGTGCAAGTCAAGGCTCGTGACTTCTAGAGTGGTTGACATTCTGAAGGAATGTGGGGCATTGGAGTTCAACAAGCGGACTTTCATAAAGCGTGTAACGAAGTACAATGCAGCCTTGTATTCGAGGCCTACAATTCATTAGAAGTTCTCGGTGAAGGTGAAGTCGACTTGTGATATAATGTAATTCCGGAGGCAATGGTGCTTCCTAGTTCCTCGAAAGGATGATTCAAATGACAAAGTTCAACGCTCGCTCCTTCGCAAAGTTCGGCTTCGTTCGCGACGAGTCTCAAGACTTCACGGATGATGGTTCTCGCTTCCGTTGCTGGATGTACAATGGCGTGCGTGTCTCCTACACGACTTGTTGCGGTGAGGTGTTCATCTCCCCGAGCTTCAGCACCTACAAGAAGAACTTCACCTACGAGGACTTCCATAACGCGATGAACGATCTTGGTCTTGAGCCTGACTGCTACAATGGCATCGAGAACGATCGTGACTTCATTGACCTTGGTTACCTGGCTGAGCAGATAGACGCGACTCTGAAGCTAATTGACGAGCTTGAGGAGAAGTTCTCGAAGCCTGAGAAGATCACAGAGACAGCTCGCAGTCGCAAGGCATTCGAAGAGGGACTGCTGGCAGCTGCGATGAGGACGATCGAGGAAGTCGATTGGCTGCACTTCGATGGCAATGGCACTCACTACAAGGTCGAGAGCCTTCGCACTTGGTATAGGGACTTCGAGAGGCGGATGAAGAAGCTCCAGGAGATTGATCTTGATGATGCTCACAAGGTCAACTCGAAGTTCTACAAGTTCGGCTACCTTGAGGTTCGTGAAGGTGACTTCTACCTCCGTGAGCTCAGCAAGGTGCTCGGGAAGTAAAGGCGAGTCACTGAGATGAATTCTGAGGCCCTTAGATCGACTAGGATGTATAAATACCCATCCAGAAGGTCTAGGGGCTTTAGATGTCATCTGGTGGCTTCTGAGATGGAAGCAGTGAATTGGACTATTGGAGGTGTGAGAGTGGCAGCTAAGACGAACAAGCAGAAGATCGTCGAGCTTTGCAACCAGATCAACAAGAAGGAAGGCGAGGGCTCGATCTACACGATTGGTTCTAAGCATGCTGACTTGAAGATCGCTAGGTGGTCTTCTGGCATTGAGGACCTTGACGCGATCATAGGTGGTGGCTTCCCTGAGGGTCGTGTTGTCGAGGTGTTCGGTCCTGAGTCAAGTGGCAAGACGACTTTGCTCTACCATCTGTGCGGCTTGCAAGAACTGTGTCTTGACATTCCGATCGAGGGGACTTTTGATGCAGCTCGTGCAAAGGTGTTTGGCAATCGTCCGAAGCAGATGTTGATCTACCGTGCGAAGTTCGGTGAGGATGCGTTGAACAAGACGTTGCAGTTTGCACGTGCTGGGATCCCGTTGATCGGCATCGACAGTGTCCCGAGTTTGATCCCGAAAGAAGATGCCGAGAAGGTCTTCAAAGCTGCGAACCGTGACTCGATCGAGGAGCAGCGCATAGGTGGGACAGCAAGGCTTCTGAACAAGTACTTGCCGATAATTGAAGACACGATCGAGACTACAGGTACGACGGTGTTCTTCATCAACCAAGTTCGTGACAAGATGAACGCGATGATGTTCGGCGAGAAGACGCAGACACCAGGCGGTCACAAGCTGAAGCACAGTTGTTCGCTTCGTATCCAAGTTGCGAGAAGGGCATGGATTGACATTCCGAACAAAGACCCACGAAACTCAGCAGCATCCGAGAAAGTCGGGCTGATCATGAAATGCAAAGTCGTGAAGTCTAAGGTTTGCAATCCGATGGGAGAGTGCGAGATCCCGTTGTTCTTTGATCGTGGCTTTGTGTCATTTGATGACGTGAAGGAGATCAGGAAAGAATTGATGCAGAAGCGAGCAGAGCAGTTTGGTCGCAGGATAAGCAAGAAAGACTTAGAGGACTAAGAGATGTCAAAGCATTCAGAAGAATACGAGTTGTTAGATGCGCTTGATTTGTATGGCGACATCATGAACGAGATCTTGGCGGAAGCTGGAGTCGATTCGAGCAAGTTCACGAGGGAAGATCTTCACGACCTCGCGAGGACTGGCTTCTCGAAGTTCAATGACATCTGGCAGGAGTTCATTCTCTGGGTGTTGTACGGCAATGATAAGCGTGCGAAGACAATGGCTTTGTTGAAAGCAGCAAGAAGGAAGAACGGAAGTTTGTTCTAAGGATGGATGAGCAGAATGTTTTCTAGACCTGACAAAGATACCTATTACCTTGACATAGCAGCAGTTGTCAGTGAGCGGTCAACTTGCCTTCGTAGGAACTATGGAGCTGTGATCGTGAACAATGATGAGATCATCTCGACTGGCTACAATGGCAATGTCCGTGGTGCTGTGAATTGCTATGAGGCAGGCAATTGCTCGAGGATCGAAGCTGAGCATAATGATGGCTTGTACATCGGATGCGAGTCAGTGCATGCTGAGATGAATGCTTTGATCTCCGCTTCTCGTCAAGAGGTGATAGGCGGGACATTGTACCTCGCAGGATTTGACGTGTGGCCGAAGGGGACAAAGATTGAGTTGGATGAAGTCTCACCGTGTCCAATCTGCAGTCGCATGATCAAGAATGCAGGCATTAAGCGAGTAGTCACAAGATCAAAGATCTATGAATTGAAGTAGGAGTGATTCTGATGATGTCATTAGTAGTTCCAGGTTTTGACTTGGAGCAGATATACAAAGCTGGTCAAGCAATAAGGTGGCAGAAACTTAGGTTGGTTGACAACTTGTACTATGTCATCGTCAGTAATCGCAACTTCACTGCGATCGAGCAGAAGAAGAACAGGTTGATATTCACGTGCTCCAGCAACAACGTGTATGACTATTGGTTTGAGTACTTAGACCTTCGTCAAGACTACGTCGAGTTGAATGCAGACATGCACAGGACGTTGAGCCAGTTCGCGAAGATGTCAGACGACTCGTTTGGCTTGCACGTCTTGAAGCTCGAAGTCTGGGAGGTTATGCTGGCAGTACTAGTAATGCGGAAGTCAAGTCCAGAGAAGGCAAGGATGAACATGGATTTGCTTTGCAGTATCGCAGGCAAGAAGCATGAGTCGGCAATAAACTCGATTCGCTTCGTGTGGCATGAGACGCCAGATTCAGAAGACATCGTGAAGCACAGTGAAGAGCTTCTGAAGTACGAGATGTTCAAGCCAGTAGTAGATCTTGCGGAGAAGGTAGATGTCCTTGGCGAGTTCATTATTGATGCAATGGCATTGGACTCGAATGGCAAGAACATGCAATTCTTGAGGTCACTTGAAGTCTTCAAGCCGCAAGAAGCAAGGATCATAATGAGCTGGGGACTTGGACGTCGTGACGTGATCGCATTGTCAAAGACACAAGGTGCAATGTTCACGAGGAAGTTCGGTTGCAGCCCGTTAGATTGGATGCGTTCTAACAGGTATGTCAGTGATCGTCTGTTTCATGGCAGGATGGACTACTTCTCGCAGTTAGTAAGAAGCAGCTACATAAACAAGAAGCAAAAGGAGCTTTCAGAATGGGAATAGTTGACGAGATCAAGAAGCAAGCTCGTGGCAACGGCACGAAGATCCAGAGCTCAGAAGAGGCAAAGATGGAGAAGCTTCTGAACAAGGCTTTCTACTTGCCGCATGACATTGAGCAGGAGACGAAGTTTGTCAACATGGTGATGACCAGAGGCCAGGCGACTCAGGAGCGTGTCGGTCTCCATGCGTCTGCGATGTTAGTGTCTGACAACGCGTTCTGTGAGAGGTCACAAGTTCTCAGTCTTCTGTACAAGCAGCTTCAAGGAAAGCAGACTTCAGTAGGTCTCATGCGTATCTTTGAAGAGGGTAACGCGATCCATGAGAAGTGGCAACGACTTTTCATCCGTGCCGGCTGGTCAACTTGGGATCAACTTGACTTCACGCAGTATTCACACGAGTACATGATGTCGTACACTCCTGATATCATCTGTCGCATTCCTGAGATCTGTGACGAGGAGATGGTAGGCGAGATTAAGTCTGTCAACACGTTCCAGTTCAAGAAGATGGAACGCCATCCATCAGCATGGAAGCAATGCCAGTGGTACATGTACTTGAAGGAACTGAGACATGGCTTTGTCTTAAGTGAAGACAAGAACACTCAAGACTTCAAGATCGAGTTGTACGAGTTCGATGAGAAGCTAGTCGCGCCTTACATTGACCGTGCAGAGCAGATTGTCTACGACTACAAGCGACTGATCGAGAAGCATAAGATGGTCAAGCGGCCTAAAGACGCCAAGTCTTCAAATTGCAAGAGATGCAAGGAGTGCGCGATGCGTGACGCATGTTGGAACATAGGCATGGGTCGCATACGTCACACTGGAGCATAGGATCACTCAGAGGCATTCTAAGGCCATATGTTACCTTGAGATGATTAGTTACTCATTGACAGGTATAATAGGGCCTTAGATGTCATCTCGTTACTTCAGAAGGGTATATCAATGTCATGGAATCAGTTAGCAAAGCACCTACAAGAAGGTATAGAGAAGTTTGCATCGGCGTTGACCAGTCTTACAAGCGCACTGGAATCTCTGTTTCAGCAGATGGAAAGCTTCTTCGAGTCACTAGTGTCGACTTGTCAAGGCTCAAGTCAAAGACAGAGAAGCGTAGGAAGCTCAAGGCAGCTCTGGAGAGATGCATCCATGCAGTATCAGAGAAAGCTGACAGCACGATCATCCTCATTGAGCGTGTCCGCACGTTCTCGGACGGATTTTTGTCGACGCCGTATGTGAAGTCGATGGGAGCATTGAACTCTGTCGTAGTTGATGTAGCATTTGATCTCGGCATTGAAGTCATGAATGTCGACACCCGTGCTTGGAAAGCTGCAGTGATCGGGACGTCAAAGCCAGAGCAGAACAGGTATGGCGTACCTGATAAGAAGTGGCCAACTGTCAGATGGTGCTGCTCTAAGGGATTCAGGAAGCAGTTGATGCACGAAGTCAAAGGACGTCGTCAGAAGGGGACTTTCATCCGCAACGGCGTGAAGTACGAGTACGATGATGACGCAGCAGACTCAGCAGCAATCTCGATGTTCTGGTTTGTCGGAGATCGGTCTAAGTTGAAGCTCGAGTCGTAGCATCATAGCATCTGGCGTAGCATCCAATATAATATATATAAGTATTATACAGGATAGTAGAACGGTGAAAGAAAATACTTCATGTTCTCGTTCATATCGTTCACCATCCGTGATATAATGTAATCCAGGCGGTACACCAGTTCCTAGAGAGGATTCAAAATGGCAATCGAGAAGCACATCAAGTCTAAGTCCGGAAAGTGTGACCTTTGGGTCCAGCAGTTCAACTCACTCAACGAGTTCCTCCAGTACATCAAGGAGCAGCCAGTCAACAAGACGTTCGAAGGCGCTTGGCTCAGCAGCAAGGAAGAAGATCACTACGGTGACTGGCATGGAACCAAGACGATCGAAGAAGCTTACGACCTTCTCGAGAACGGTTGGACGGTAGAAGCAAAGAAGCTCACTCAGATGCTCAAGGCTTCCGTTTCTTCGGTTTCCTCGATGAAGCATCCGAAGCAGATCAAGTCTGTGGCTGGCTTCCATCCGATCGTTCCGAACTACTTGGCAGGCAATCCACAGTCGATGGTCTCGACCAAGATGGTGACAAAGAAGCAGAAAGTCGTCACACTCGTTCGTCAGGGCAACTTCCTCGGCAACGTTACTTCGAAGCAGATCGAGGATGAGGCGATCAAAGCTTTCAAGCTTGTGAAGCGGATTGAGGCTCAGGGCTATCGCGTGAATCTGTTCTTGGCTTACTGCAGTGACTGCGACTATGGCAGGAAGGCGACGATGCTTCTGATCAAGCTAAAAGGCGCAGACGAGAAGCTGAACATCTCGAAGCTGGCTTTCCCGATCTGTAACACCGCGATGTTTCGTCGTCTGGTGTTCGCCTGGCGTGAGCGTTACGAGCACACTCCTCGTGGCTTTCGAAGTGGCTACGGTGCTACGGTTTCACTCTCAGACTTCATGTATCGTTTCGGGAAGCAGGGAGTGTTTCCAAAGGGATCGTATGGCATCAACAACTTCGTGAAGTTCGATGTCGACAAGGCTAGAGGGTTTGAGAATTTGGTCGAGCTCGGGTAGAATAAAAGCAAAAAAAGTTTGGAATCTCGGTGATAGCCGGATTGATCCTGTGATATAATGTAATCCAGGAAGCAATCCGGCTTCCTAGTTCCGAGAACGGAGTGATCAGGATGGCAGCAACTCAGATGGTAAACTTCGACGTTAAGTCAATCTCCAAGGGCATGAAGCCTGGGTTCGTCGGTATCGAAGTGGTGTTCCACAACAGCACGAAGGTCTATCCCTACTGGCGCAAGATGAAGGACTGGACAGACAAGGAGTCCGGCCTGGTCTGCAAGGAAGTCACTATCAGTGGCTGCGCAGTTCTTTTCACCGAGGATCTCGAGTACATCAAGACGATCCGTCTCTACGACGTCGAGGGCAAGAAGGTCCTCAAGGGCTTCACTGGAAGCAAGAAGCAGCAGAAGTCGATCGAGGAGCAGAGCCTGGACGAGATCATCTCCTCGAAGCCTGAGAAGCCCGTCGAGACGATCGAGAAGGTAGCCAACCAGGTGGCGAAGGACTCCAACGGCAACGTCAAGCATTCTCAGTACGACGTCATCAAGAGCTGCCTTGAGTGCAACATCCCCATCTATCTCGCAGGTCCCGCTGGATCTGGCAAGAACTTCACGGTCGAGCAGATCGCATGGGAGCTTGGCTGGAACTTCTACTTCAGCAACTCCGTGCAGCAGGAGTACAAGCTGACAGGCTTCATCGACGCCGGTGGCAAGTTCCACGAGACTGAGTTCTTCAAGGCTTGTGCAGACGGTGAGGATTGCATCTTCTTCCTCGACGAGATGGATGCTTCGATTCCCGAGGTACTCGTGCTTCTGAACGCTGCGATCGCGAACGGCTACTTCGAGTTCCCGACCGGTCGAGTCGAGCTTGACCACGTCCACTTCGTGGCAGCAGGCAACACGGTCGGCAACGGAGCAGATGAGGACTACACGGGACGCATGGTCATTGACCAGGCAACGCTTGATCGTTTCGCGATCATCGAGTTCGGGTATGACAAGAACATCGAGCTCGCGATCAGTGACGGCAACGAGCAGCTCGTGAGCTTCATCCACAAGCTTCGCGACTGTGCAGAGATCAATGGCATCCGTGCCACTTTCTCCTATCGTTGCATCACGATGGTAACGAAGCTCGAGAAGGCAGGGATGGACCTCAAGACAATCATCAAGATCTCGGTGGTGAAGGGTCTTGACATGGACACGGTCAAGACGTTGAGCGTGAACGATCACTCGAAGTACGGCAAGGCACTCTACGATCTCAGGCACGCAGCCTAAGTTCGAAGGTGATAGCAAGTAGGAGGGAGTCGGTGAAAGCCGGCTCCTTTCGTTTCAAAAGTACGAAAGTTGGAGGTGGTGCTTAGTGGCTGGAAGGCGAAGTGGAAAGTTCTATATGAAGAACGAGAAAGAAGTCATGGAGCTTCTGGGGCTGAAGCAAGTACCAGGATCTGGCAGCAGCTGGATAGCTCGTGAGGATGGCGAGAGTGATGACGTTCTTTGCCAGCTGAAGTCAACAGACGCGGAGTCGATCAGAGTTAGAAGGCAAGACATTGAAGCTCTCAAGTACAATGCCGGCATAGCTCACAAGCTTCCGGTGTTCGCCATACAGTTCTTGCAAGGTGATGACGTGTACTTGCTCGTGAGGCCTGAGGAGCTCCAGGAGCTGGCAGAGTATATCAACGTTGGTAAATACATACCGTCAGAGCATGAAGGTTTCTGGGGGCTTCTGGATCCCTCAGAGGATGGTAGTGGTGCTTCACATGTGGCACCAAGTCGCATGGTCAAGTCGAGCAGAGGTGCTCGTGACAAGTTCATGGACATGAACGAGAAGAAGTTCAAGAAGAAGGAGAGGAAGGCAAACTAGAATGCAGGTGAAAGTCAAGGAAGTCGTGAAGTTCGGTGGCAACTCGTTGTCTCGCAACGGGTCGGTCAATATCACCTTTGATGCTGGCTACTCGGAGCTCGTGGAGTCAGTCAAGGCTTTGCAGATGCTGAACAATGACGTGACAATCAAGGCAAAGTTGCCTGGCGAGAAGGCGATGATGCTCGGCACGTTCAGGATCAAGCAGATCCAGTTTGACGGTGATGGTGACAGCCGTCTGAAGTTCAACGGTCTGCGAGACTTCGTCGAGTTCAACAACATCAACAAGCTTCCGCTAAGCACTGACGAGACTTCGGAGTTCCAGGTGCTGATGGTTGCAGATGTTGAAGAGGAGGATGGAGAGGACGGTGACGATGAGTAGGGAGAAGGTCGAGTATCACGAGCTGGCACGATGCAGGATCTCGTCTGCGAAGTCGGCGGTGATCTCAGAGTGCAGTCGTGGAGGGTTCACGATAGCCCAGCAAGTTGATGTCCCAGACGACGGGACTTTGTCATCCGTGTTCCTGAAGGGCGCGTTGCATGTGAGGGGAAGGGCTGAGCTTCAGGCAATAGCAGACGCGATCGCAGTCGCCATCGAGAAGTACGACGCCGAGCATGTCACTGATGAAGAAGATGGGATTGACTGGGACGATGACTGAGATCTTTGACGTCATTGGATTCTTGGCCGTGTTCACGATCATGGTCGTGATCCTTTGGATAGGAAGTGGCAAATGAATTTTCTTGTTGGCTTCTTGGCAGTGCTTTTCGTAGTGTTCGTCTTGTTGTTCTTTGCTTTGGTTGCGAAAGTCATCGATTCTTTCGAGGAGCGTTCGAATGACGAGCGTGACGATGAAGGTGACGACAATGACGACGTCATGTCTCATTTTATCTATGAGCCTTGGATGTATGACGATGACTTTTGGAAGTAAAGGCATTTGACGGTTTACTTTAGATCTCATATGTGGTAAGATGTAATTCCAGTAGGAAGTCGGATGGGCCGGCTTCCCAGTGAAGTAGAAAGAGGTAGTGAGATGGCAGTACGTTATTCTATGACCGACGCGTTCAAGGTCCTGGTCGAGAACAAGGATGCGGAGGCGATGGACGACATCTTCCGTCGTTACGGTGGAGTTGCCCGCAAGATGCTCCGTGTGATCTGCGGTGCAAATGACATCGACTCCCTGGTCGAGCTGATCGAGCTCGTGCCCGAGTACGTGTCGATGCAGAAGGTCAACAAGATCAACCGCGAGCTGGCAGAGGATGTCGCAGACGAGGACGAGGAGCCCGAGGAGGAGCCGAAGCCGAAGAAGGCGCCTGCGAAGAAGGCAGCCAAGAAGGCAAAGCCTGCTCCTGAGCCCGAGCCTGAGGACGACGAGGACGAGGACGAGGAGACTGGTCCTTATGATGGCAAGAACGCCAGGGAGCTCTTCGAGCTGTGCAAGGAGCGCGGCATCAAGACTCAGCCTCGCAAGCGTGCGACTACGTACAAGAAGCTTCTCGAGGAGTGGGACCTCGCTCATGCGGACGAGCCCGACGACGTCGAGGAGGAAGAGGATGACGACGACGAGGACTGGGACATCTAGTCCAGACGTAGGGTCCGAGATCCTCTAGGTGTCGTGGGAGGGGAGATCCTGGACAATCTCCCCTCCTGTTTCTGTTTTAATGCAAAAGGAGAATTGAAGATGTCAAAGTTGTTGGATGACATAGCTGAAGTTTGCAGAAGCGAGTACAAGGGACAAAATAGGAAGACAGCACTTGAGATGCTTGGCAAGATGAAGCAGTTCAAAGGTGGTGTCACATTCATGAAGATGGATGCTTTCGTCCAAGACTTCCGAAAGAAGTACAAGGTCGGAAGCATCATCGTGTCTAGGCAGTACACGAAGTCAAACGATTGCTGGTATGTGTCTTTCGCAGTCGGAGAGAGCATGTCTTCGTACCATACGATGGTGACTGCCAGTCTAGAAGAAGCTTACGTGAAGCTTTGCCTTAGTCTGTTCAGAGGCGTCAAGATGGGAGAGTACAAATGCAGGGATGGACGGAGGTGACGGAAGACATGTCTAGGAAGACATACATCTTGTCAACTGACGGAGCTTGCAGTGGCAATCCTGGTCCAGGTGGCTGGGGAGTAGTCTTCTATGACAAGCAAAGCGGGAAGTTCAATACATTCGGTGGTGAGGAACTTCACACGACGAACAACCGGATGGAGTTGATGGCGATGTTGCGTTGCTATCAATTGATCATGAAGCATTTCACTTCGTCGTTCATTGGCGGTAGTGCAGTGAGAGCTGCGAAAGCAAAGTACAATGTCATGTCTGATTCGTCCTACGTAGTGTCTTCAATATTGAGTGGCAATATGATGCAGTGGCGTAGAAACGGTTGGAAACTTAGGAACGGCAACGAGGTGAAGAACTTAGATCTTTGGGAGCAGCTTTCTGAGATTCTTGATTGCATCAACCTTCTCGGAGGTAATGGACCGAAGATCCATTTGAAGCTCGTGAAGGGTCACAACGGAAACACAATGAACGAGCTTGCAGACATGGAAGCAGTTATGCATCGTGTCATGGCAGCCGAGTTGCTTAAGAAGAAGCAAAGTAGCAAGATTGGAGCATAGAGATGAAGGCTAGCTACAAAGATCGTAAGTTTGGTTTGATGCACGGACTGTACGACGTGATCATGTCAATACGTCGTTTCTTCATCAGGAACTTGAACAACTTTGCGAACATCATGATCGGTGCTGCGCCTTTCTTGTTCCTGTGGCTTGGCGAGACAACATATGCCAATCGCGGCTATTTCGCAGTTGGTGGTGAGCTTCTCGCACTTGCTCCAGTTTGGGTGTTGACAATAGCAGTTCTGAAAGCATGTGCAAAGCGTCATAACATTATTGATGGTATGCCTATTCCAGTGGAGCGGTTCACCTCTGTGAGAGACGATGAGGTGAATGTCGAGTATGATCGTGTCAATGACCTTCTTCTCTATGTCGCAGATCTAGAAGACTGGCTTGAGAGAGAAGGTTACACAGATGGCAACTAAGGAGCAGTTAGTTCAGCTTGCTAGTGGCGACAAGCGAAAGTACTTCGTGAAGCTTCCGCAGATGCATGACGACAAGATCTTGCTCTGGTTTGAGTCTAGCTACCAGGCAAAGACAGCAGAGTGGTTCAAAGACCTGTGGGCAAAGCTCGAGAAGCTTCAAGGCAGGAAGCCAAGGGAGTCAGAGGCAGTCGGTATAAGGTGCTTCGGCATGTACAAGACGGAGGCGAAGTCGTCAACATGGCGTTTCATTGACAACATGCTACCTGACTTCATGTACAAGAGGTTCAAGTAGTGTCTCAGAAGCTCTCAGAGGTCATCTGAGGTCCTGTGATGATCGATATGATATTCTATACCTCAACTCGATCACAGGGCCTCAGAATGCCTCTCAGGGCTTCATCAATATCACAGGTAGTTTACACAGTCCCTGGTCTGTGGTATAATGATACAGTTGGGACAGTCATGGCTCAAGTCGGCAGGCTTGGGCTTCTTTCGTATAATTCAGAAGCAGAGAGGAGGGCAGGCTTAGACATGGCGGTGAAGTCAAAGAAGAAGCATCCAATGGACAGTGGATGGAGCAAGCAATGCATTGTTGACGTTGAGGACTGGCTTGACGAAGACAACTTGCTTTTGATAGCAGGATGGACAAGGGATGGCTACACGTATCAGGACATAGCACGTAAGATAGGTGTAAGCATATCGGTGTTCAACAGATGGCGCAAAGACTATCCTGAGTTCAATGCGGCTATGAAAGAGGGTAGAGAGATCGTTGACTACAAAGTCGAGAATGCCCTCTTGAAGTCTGCTCTTGGTTTTGAGACCAAGGAATCAAAAGTTACGGTGCTGATGCGTTATGGCAAAGTTGTTGAGAAGACTACAGAGACAACTACAAAAGAAGTTGCGCCTAACGTAGCAGCAATTCAGACGTGGCTTTACAATCGTATTCCCGACAAGTGGAACAGAAGGAATGGAAACCTTGCAGAAGATCTTGGTGATGACGACTCGATCCACATTGAAGTCACGAGGGCAAAGCGAGACGAGTTGAACGAGACTAAGGTCGAAGGAGCAGAAGGTGAAGAAGGCTCGAGCTGGGAAGCTTCAGTGAACGAGTCTCTCACTATTCGTAAAGCTACGAAGGAAGAACAAAAGGAAGCAAAGCAAAAGGCTAAAAGATCAAAGCAGTCTAGTGATCCCGTTCAGACAGTAGTAGTAGACGAGTGGGATGGGATAGAGGAGAATGATCCCGACTCCGAGGACTACTGGCCCTCAGATGAGGAATGGGAAAGTATGAAGAAAGCTGCTAGAAAGCAATCCAGCAATGCTAGAACTAAGAAACGGACTAAACGGGAGCGAAAATGAGAATTACAAAGTGTGTAGCTCCTCGTTTTGAAGACTTCATATTTGACTGGGATTACTCAGAGTATTTGCTAGTTGGAGGGTATGGAAGTGGCAAGAGTTACCAAGTTGCTTTCAAATTGATCCTCAAGTTGCTAGAAGAAAAGAGGAGGGTCCTAGTAGTAAGGCAAGTATTTGCTACTATCTTGTATTCTTGCTATTCTCTGTTTGTTGAGATCTTGAAGGACATGAAGTTGTACACTGATGATCCATTTAGATTCAAGAGTAGCAGAGTATTTAGGAACAAGCATGTGCTAGCCAAGAAGTCTCCAATGAGCTTCCAGTTTCCTAATGGTTCTGAGATCATATTCAGTGGTATGGATGATCCAGAGAAAGTAAAGTCAATAACTGGTGTCAGTATCATATGGCTAGAAGAGTGCAGTGAGATCTCAGAAGCTGCTTACTTGGAACTGCAAGGTCGTGTCCGTACTCCAAATGTCTCGATGCATTTCATCTTAAGCTGCAATCCAGTGTCAAAGAACAACTGGGTGTACAAGCATTTCTTCAAGCGGCTAGATGAAGATGGTGACGAGATAGTTATCCTAGACGACAAAGAGTTCTATGACAAGAAGACGATTGTCAGGAATGGGACCTACTACATGCATTCTGTTCCTGATGACAATCCGTGGCTTCCATTCCAGTACATGCAGCGCTTAGACAAGTTGAAAGAGTATGACTACCATCTGTATATGGTGGCAAGGTGGGGGCAGTTTGGTGTGCAAGGCACGAGGGTGCTTCCGCAGTTCAGAGTCTGCAAGCGTGGCAAAGCAGAGCAGCAGTTCTGGAATAGGGTCAGGAAGTTGGGGCCTGAGAACGAGTATTTCGGTTTTGACTTCGGATTCGAGGAAAGCTACAATGCTGTGATCAGTATGTCAGTAGATCTTGAGAACGGCATCTTGTATATCTGGGATGAGGTGTATCGTAACCATATCACGGATGACAAGTTTGCTGAGTTGCCTGAGATGCAGAAGGTGAAGGATCACGTAAACAGGTTGAATGAGCAAGGGTATAGCAAGACGGTCGTAGCTGACAATGAAGATCCAAAAGCTATCCAGTACTATAGGCAATGTGGCTTCCGTATCAGAGCATGTAGGAACAAGTTCAGAGGAAGCCGCCTTAGCAATACGAGGAAGATCAAGCGGTTCAAGAAGATTGTTTGTCACCCTGATTGTGTCAACGTGATTCGAGAGCTTTACGATCTTACTTATGCTAAGAAGCCTAATGGTGAGTTGGTCTATGACCAGTTCAACATCGACCCCCACAGCTTCAGTGCTATCTGGTATGCGTTAGACACGGTGACAGTTGCAGATGTCAAAGACAAGGTGTTTTGGTCTAGGCATGGTGGCATTGATGGCAATGGTGGTTGGTTGCAATGGGGAAAGCAGATCTGAGTGGAAGGATGGATCAAGATGAACGATGTTATTACTAATCCTGATTGGTGGAAGGCAGCAGGAATCCGTGCAATCAAGACTATGGCTCAGACAGCTGTTGCTACGATCGGTACGACAGCAGCTATGGAAGGCGTCAACTGGATGATGGTCGGTAGCACGTCTTTGCTGGCCGGTATCCTCTCTGTTCTGACTTCCATTGGTGGACTTCCGGAGGTGAAGCAAGATGGCAGCCAAGAGGAAGCCGACCAGAAGGAAGGACGCTAGAGCTTGGTCTGACGAGAAGCTCGGTTGCGGTTGCCTGATAGTGGTTGCCATAATCGTCCTAGGATTGTCTGTGGCGATTCTGTCTTTCTTCTTCTATGATGTCGGTGTGCAAGGCAAGCAGATCGATAAGTTGAATGCAGATGATGTGGCAACAGTCACGGAAGGCACGATCGAAGTCAAGGACAAGAAGTATGAGTGGTCATATGACGCTTCTCAAGATATGCAGTTGCCAGAGCTTCCGACTGGCTGTGAGGCGACAGCAGCTGGCACGTTGATGAGGAAGAATGGCATCTATGTTACAAAGACGCAGGTAGCAGACGCAATGCCTAGAAGTTCATGGGACTTTGTCAATTGCTTCCTTGGTGATCCGTATTCTGAGAATGGATATACTTGCTGGGCTCCTTGTGTGGTGCAGACGATAAAGTCTTTGCTTCCTAGAGGATATGTGGTAGGTGACTCGACTGGTACGGATTTTGCTGACATCCGTATTCCGTCTTACGTGTATGTGACAGAAGATCTGGAGGATCCCGTCTTCTACAGTGAAGATAGCGTGTTCGGCAAAGGCTATAAGATAGCGCATAACCCGCATGCCATGGTCGTGCTTGGCTTTGACATAATGAGCGACACCGTGACAGTTGTTGATCCTCTGAAGGAAGGGATCCAGGAGTACAGCTACAGTCGTATGGAAGAGGTGTACAACTTGATGGGCAAGCAGTCAGTGTACATCGCGTCTGTTCCGATAGTGGGAGAAGGAGAATGAGATGAGTGTTGCAGTAGATCTGGTTCGTGAGAAGAAGGACAACGAGGAGTTCGATCTTCTGATGGATGCCAAGAAGATTGGCAAGACAGATGGAGACGGTCCAGCGGATGTTGATCCTGAGGTGCTTCGTCTTAAGGAGCATGACAATGATGAAGCTACTACGGGAGGCGAGTAAGCTATGGCAAGTAGAGAAGACGTCCTAAGCATTGCACGTGGTGAGATCGGCTATAGTCGGTGGGATGACCCGCAACCTGGTACCAAGTACGGTCGTTGGTATGCCCAAGATCATGGCAGCTATTATGGCGAGTCTGGGGTGCCGTATTGTGCGATGTTCGTGTCTTGGGTGCTGGACCATGCTAATGTCAACTGTGCTGGCTTCCCTGGTGCGTATTGTCCGTGGATCGTGACTGCCGGTCAGAATGCTGGTCGTGCGGTGAACAAGTATGATGCTGAGCCTGGAGATGTCGTCCTGTTTGAGTGGGACGGAGATGGTGAGTCTGATCATGTTGGAATTGTTGAGGTCAACTATGGCTCGTATTTGCAATGCATTGAGGGAAACACCAACAACGGTGCTGTTGCTCGCCGTGATCGCTATTTTAGCAATGTTTGCTGTGTTATTCGTCCTTATTATGATGGCTCTTCGGCAGCTGGCGATGGCGATGGTGGTGATAGCGGTGATGGCAACGAGTGCGTGAAGGAAGCCCAGCGTTACTTGCAGAAGTGGGGCTATGACATTGGGTCTTCTGGTGTAGACGGCTATGATGGTCCTGACACCACTCATGCAAGGATCGAGTACGTGCAGTACAACATGAACGTTTATGGTGCCAGTCTTGAAGTCGATGGCGGCAATGGTCCGTTGACTAAGGGAGCTTGGAACGATCTTGGTGGTGTTGGAGTTGGCAGCGACAAGGTGTACATGGTGAAAGCAGCACAGATCGCTTTGCTTTGCCATGGCTACTCTGTTGGTGCAGCTGGCATTGATGGTGACTTCGGTGGTGACACTGAAGCTGCTACGCGTAAGTTCCAAGAGGACAATGGCTTGATCGTTGATGGCTATGTCGGTTCTCAGACGTTCGAGTATCTGTTTTAAGTAGCCTAGTGGATGCGATTGGAGGTAGAAGCTAATGGCTAACAGGAAGGTCTCTGAGGAGACGAAAGTTCTGGCAGCAGAGTATAGTGGCGAGGTGCTTACTGCTTTCAATCGCATCCCGTATGCTTTGCTTAATGCTGAGTCGGATGACGAGAATACGCATGACATCCTTACTGAGCTTAAGGAGATCATGAAGTACTACAAGGAGTACTATGACGGAGTTGACTTCACTAGTGAAGGAACGAACGGTGACTACATTCCTGCGAAGTTGAACTACCGTATGACGTATTCCTTGATCAACAAGGAAGCAAGGTTCCTGTTCGCGGAGCCGCCTAGCATTGAGGTGCAAGCTTCTGGCATTGTCGGTACTCCGTCTGAGGAGCTTCAAGACCAGATCGACGACATGCAGACCATGGTCGACAACATCTTGGATGCCAACAATTTCGAGCAGCAGCTTCTGAAGGCAGCAAAAGATTGCTTCGTTGGCAAGCGTGTCGCAGTAATGGTAAACTTCAATGAGGTAGATGGATGCGTGATCACATTTCTTCCGTCTACGCAGTTCATATACGAGACCAGGATCGGCAATCAGAACATACTGACTAAGTTCGTGGCTTTCATTATTACGCATGACAGCATGCGGATGTCTAGTAAGCGCATCTTCAAGAAGAAGTTCACGCTTGAGAACGATCGAGTGTATCTCGAGGAAGCTTTGTATGACGGTGCAGGAAGGTTGCTTGAGCAAGTCACTGACAAGGTGGAGACGCAGCTAGACCGTATCCCAGCAGTCGTGATCGTGAATGACGGTCTGACTGGTGACTACAAGGGCGAGTCAGAAGTAAACATCCTTGATGACTATGAGGGCTGGTTCTCGAAGCTTTCTAATGCAGACATTGACGCGCAGAGGAAGTCGATGAACCCGATCTATTGGACTATGGATCTAGAGTCTGCTTCGACTAAGGGTCTTAGCACGAGCCCTGGCAGCCATTGGGATCTTGGGTCTGACCAGAATCTTGACAAGCCAAGTCCAGGAGTCGGTATCCTTGAGTCCAACATGAACTATTCGTCTGCTCTTTCGACTTCGCTAGACCGTGTGAAGGCTAACGCATATGAAGATGTCGATATGCCAAATGTCACGTTGGAGAGCATGCAGGGAGCGATCACAACAGGCAAGGCTTTGAAAGCTATCTATTGGCCGTTGATTGTTCGCTGCAAGGAGAAGATGACAACGTGGGGTCCTAAGATCCGTGACATGGTTAGCATCATCATCGATGGTGCTATTCTGTTTCCGTCCTGTGTTGATGAGTACCTTGCAAATCCGTTGGTCAGCGTCTCCTACGAGGTGCACGTCGAAGCTAATAACCCGCTTCCTGAAGATGAGACGGAAGACAAGGCTAATGACATGGCTGAAGTCGAGTCAAATCTGATGTCTAGGAAGTCTTACATGAAGAAGTGGCGTGGCCTCACTGACGACGAGGTGCAACAGGAGCTAGAGCAGATTGCTCTTGAACGTCAGATCTTGGAAGATTCCAGTTTCTCTGGTAATGCTTCTGGTGTTCCGTATCCTGAAGTAGAAGAGGATGAAGGCGACGAGTTCATTGAAGACGACGAGCTGGTGGTAGAGGAATGAAGATCGAGATACTGAGGCATCCGACCGAGGAAGACTGGAAGAGATGCAAGGCTCTGGCGTTGAACACGATGGGCAAGCAGTACACTGGTGAGGAGATAACTCAGGAGTGGAAACGTAAGATCTTGTTTGCCGGTCATTCTCCTATTCGCACGTTGATGTTCACCATAAAGATGGAAGTCCCTTATTTCGTGTCTGTGCATTTCGTGCGCCATAAGTTCGGTGTCGAGCATTACGTGCAGTCGCAGAGGAATGACAGGCAGAACAAGTACAAGCGCGAAGATCAGTCTCAAGCAGCAGTTGTGACTCACATAATGGATGTCAATGCAGCAGAATTGATCCAGATAGCTCAGATGCGTCTTTGTCATAAAGCCTATGCTCCTACTCGTATGGTGATGAAGGAGATCGTGAAGGAAGTCCTCTGGTACAACCCTGAGTTCTACGACGTGCTCAAGCCAAAGTGCTTCGTGTGGGGAAAGTGCAACGAGTTCAACTCATGTGGCCTTGTCAAGACCATTGAAGATCAAAAGTGAGGCACTGAGAGGTTATCTGAAGCCCTATGTCACTCAAGGATGAGTGTATATCCATCTGGAAGGTGAGAAGGCTTCAGATGACCTCTGGTTCATTCTAAGGGAGGTGTGAAGGATGCCAGCGAACTTGACCATGTTCGTTCATTCTGGCGAGGTGAAGGACAAGACTACTGAGGCGGAGCTCAAGCAGATATCGCAGCTTTACTCCGACTGGGCAGATGACATAGGTGACATGGCGTCTTTCTACCATCATAAGGAGACGGCAAGCTCTGCATTGTCTGAGCAGTACTACAAGCAGCTTCAGTCTCAGCTTGTCGCGACTTCGAAGGAAGTCTCGAATGAAGTCTATGGTATAGCAAAAGGTGGGATGTACGTCATATCCGATGCTGTCGTGAAGGATGCAGTTGACTGGACAGCTTCACTTGGTTTCAACAAAGGTGACATGTCGATCGCGTACAGCTACGTGCCAGACTCAGTGGTCAGAAGCATTGTGACAGGTCAGGTGTATGACTCCGGCTGGAGTCTTAGCAAGTCGATCTGGGGAGACAACGAGAAGACTTTGCGTGACGTCTACGGCATCATCGCAGAGGGACGAGCAAAGCAGCAAGGTGTGTACGAGACAGCCAAGATGCTCGAGCAGTACGTGAATCCTAACAAAGCTTTGCCATGGGTTGGTCCGACTGTGATAGGTCCAGATGGCAAGCCAACGACTTTGAGGATCTACAAGAAGGCTGTAGACTACAATGCTCAGAGGTTGGTCCGCACGTTGAACCAGCATGCTTACCAGCAGAGCTTTGTCGAGACGACGAAGGACAATCCGTTCATCTTGAAGTATCTGTGGCAAGCCAATGGTTCACGTGCATGCCAGCTTTGCTTAGATCGTGATGGCACCGAGTATGAGAAGGACAAGCTTCCGTTGGACCATCCGAATGGCATGTGCGTCATGGTTCCCGTGACAATGGACAAAGACGAGATGATTCAGAAGCTGGCAGACTGGGTCGATGGAGAAGATGGAGACTTCCCAGACATTGACAAGTTTGCGAAGGGTGTCGGCTATGAGGGAAAGCCGATGACGCAGAAGGAGTTTTTGGCTAAGTATGGCAATCCGGATGCAAAGTACTTCAAGAACTGGTATAACAAGTTGGATGATGCTGGCAAGCAAGCCTATGACAAGTTAGTTGCAGCAAGTGGTGAAGATCCTGCGATGTATTTCAAGAAGTATGTCAGTAATGCTTATGATGCTAGTGGCAAGAAGATCGGTGCTGTGAAGCCGCATCAAAACTACTTCGAACAGAATGCAAGCAAGCTGCAAAGTAATCCGTATTCGGCATACAATGGTGCAGATACATACGTTGATCTGATAGCAAAGCATATGGATGCGACGTCTATTGACGATCTTGGCTTCTATTCAAATTATCAGAAGCAAGCTTTCCAGAACTTTGCGAAAGCTTTGGACATGACAGACGAGCAGTTGATAAAGTTCTTGAAGGATCCAGACAACATTGATGACTTTGCCAACTTTATGAAAGGCTTGGCTTCGAAAGCAGATGACGTATTCGAGAAGAATCTCTCAAAGCTTCCTGACTCGTTGGCAGACTTTGTTCGCAAGCATGCAGATGAAGTTGGATATTCGAAGTATGAAACTCCTATCAAGTGGAAGAACCAACTTAGTAGTTCAGCTTTGAGTGATCTTGAAGCAGTTAAGAAGAATCTTGGCTGGACGTATAAGAAGATTGCTTCAAGCTTTGATGATGACCTGTATGACGCGATTGCTCTTCGTAGGAAGATGGCTTCAGAGGCATCTGCACTTGAGAAGAAAGCTTTCACCATGAAGCAAGTGTCTTCTGCAGACTCTGAGCTTGCAAAGTTCTTGAAGGACAACTACCATAAGTTTGATCTTGATGACTGGGCAGAGAAGTACAATTGGATGGACAAGCTTTCTGATGTAGACAAGCAGAAGGCAGAAGAACTTGCGAAGAAGATGGGAAGTGGTAGCAGTAGTTTCTTCGACAAGTACATCAAAGATGCTGAGCATACTTTGGCAAAGGATGTATATGAAGATGTTGCTAAAGAAAAGATTGCTCAGCAAAAGGCTGCGGAGAAAGCAGCGAAGGAAGCAGCTGCAAAGAAAGCTGCAGAACTTGCGGAGAAGAAGGCTGCTCAGGAAGCTGCGAAGATCCAAGCGTACAAAGACGCTGGAGTGTACGATGACATCAAAGCTGCTAAGAAGGCGATAAGTATAGCTGATGATGATCTTGCGAAGTTCACGGCAAAGCATGCAGATGACGGTGTCGAAGGTGTGTGGGCTTCTGGCAAGAAAGCAGTTTCTGATTATCCTCAGGTAAAGCAGAGCATTGACGGTAAGAAGAAGTACTATGACGATTGGCTTAAGAAATACGAGCAAGCGCAAGGTACTACTGCAGCAAAGTACTATCCGGAATCAAAGAAACAGGAGATCGAGCAACTAAAGAAAGCGCTTGAAGGTTATGAGAAGTCTGGCAAGCAGTACGAGCAGCTACTTGCTCAACAGCAAGCTGCAAAGAAGACTTTGGCAGATCTTGAAGCACCATTCAAATCTTGTGGCTTTGACGCAGATCTTTATGATGACGTCAAGAAGGCAGAAGCAGCTGCGAGAGTTTCGACTGTCTCGAAAGCAGATCAATTGCATCGTGAGTATCTTGACAGCATGTGGGATGATCTTACTGATCGAGAGAAGTATTCTCTATGGGAGTACACGCAAGGATCAGGTGGCTTCAACAGACCTCTTTCTGGTTACCAAGGCAATTGGAGTAATTATGTTGGTGAAGGAGTGCCATGGTCTACGGAGTCTGGCAATCGCATCTCGATAGCTCAGATGAGGAAAGCTGCTGAGTCGAAGACCGTTGACTATGCTCAGTCGATCGCAGATCTTACGACAGCAATTGACAAGGCAAGTCTGCCAGAGTCTGTCGTCGTAGTTCGTGGTTCACCTAAGTCTGGACTTCAAGGTCTCATTGAGGGCAGTGATCTTTTCTCTCATGAAGAAGCTATAAAGCTGGCAAATGGTAATGTGTCCACACTTAAAGCTGCTATCGAAGATCAGGAGTTTCAATGGCATAGCTTCATGTCTACAGGCATAACTCCAGGAACAGGCTTTAGTGGTCAGGTGAAGTATGAGATATATTTACCAGAAGGCACGCATGCTTTGTATGCAGAGCCTCAAAGTTATTACGGCAATACGTCATCAAGATCTTTGTATCAAGCCGGTAGCAGTTATAGCTCAGTAGGTCATGAAGCTGAGCTGCTTATTCAAAGAGGATCTACATTCAGAGTCACAGAAGTTTCTCAGTCAGGTGGATCTTTGAGTGTGAAGATGGAATTGGTCGAGCAGCCGACTTACTTTGCTACTGGTGCAGAGCACACGTTCGATGGTGGAATGACAAGCGAAGTACTGAAAAGATAGCTAATTGTCGAACAACTTGCTCAAATTGTGTGTTATAATGTAATTCCAATGAGAGGCAATCCGGCTTCTTAGTACCTAGAAAGGTGATAACCATGGCAGAGATCAAGTTCACGAAGCTCGAGCAGGCTTACATCGACCAGTGCTTCAATGAGTGGGGTTTCTTGGATGACTCTGAAGTAAACCTCTTCCAGTATGTGACGAAGGGTGTCTCCAAGGACTTCGGGTATGCTACTTGGAAGGCAGATGTCCAGAAGAAGGCGAACAAAGCCAAGGCAGCAGTGAAGGCTTCTCTTGCGAAGAAGGGCGTCATCTACCTTGAGGAGCACAGGACCGAAGCTGAAGGTGGAGACCTCTGGGCAATATCTCAGAAGTACGATCACCTCTTCGAAGAGGTCTAAGCCAACATAACATGGTGCTCGAAGTGGAAGTCAGCTTCGGTTGGCTTCCACTTTGGTAAAGGAGTGAACATGTCGAAGAAAGATCTAATCATTCAGTTTGGAAGGTCAGGTCATAAGCAAGCCGACCTGTTGCAAGCGATAGCTTCTGGAGAGAAGGAGTTTGAAGGTGTCAAGGTATCAGATATGCAAGGACTATGCGATAGCATTATTGGCTCTTTTGTTGTTGGTGTCATTCGGGATCTTCCCATTTGTGGTGATGTTCTTTCTAATTCCCTAGAGTTTCCTAGAAAGGAGGAGTGAAGTAGATGAAAGCTCTTCATGACTTTGGTCAGATTGCTTCTGGAGTGTCGCCAAGGCTTGACAACTTGGCTTGTGTTGATTGCATGTTTCGTGACAAGACGACGATAAGCATTGATGGCATCGAGAAGCAAGTCGGTGTGACAAAAGCTTTTTGCGAGATATTTGTCAAGCCAAACAGCAAACCTCATGACGTGTTGTTTGAAGGTGCGGACTGTGAATTCAAGGAGGCTGAAGTATAGATGCTTACACCGAGGCAAAGAAGTATTCTGAAGAACAGAGTTGCTGGATGTGTCTACGGCTTTGTGATTGGTGACGCGATGGGAGCGACGACTGAGTTCATGTCTTCCGTGCAGATCCAATCAAAGTATGGTGTCCTTCAAGATATCATTGGAGGAGGATGGTTAGATCTTCCGAAAGGCCATGCCACTGACGACACCGAGATGTCAATGTGCGTGATGCGTGCTCTCGAGAGCTTTGAAGATCTCGATGATGTTGAAGCTACTGAGATCTCAGATCACAAGTTCAAGGTCAAGTGCACCAAGGAGTTCATCCATTGGATCTTGACAAATCCTCCCGATGTAGGCAACCAGTGTCGCAAGGCAATTGACTTTGCCAGGTTCTCAGTAGATCGTTGTCGATGGATTGAAGATGACCCTGATGCGCTTGGCAACGGCTCGCTGATGAGGGCGATGCCTTGTGCCTTGCTTGGTCGATTTGTCCTCAATGGCTCCCAGTCGGACATAACACATCCCAATGACAAGGTGAGAGGTATAGTTCTGAAGTACTCAGAGGTCATCTGGAGCCTTATCACTAACTATATGGGTAAGTCTACCATCAGTGACCTTATGGGGCCTCAGATGCCCTCAGAATTCCTCGAGCCAACAGGTCACGTAGCAAACACGTTCAACAATGCGTTGCTCTGGGCTGACAAGGATGACTTCGACTCTTGTCTGATCGGTGCAGTGAACGATGGTGGTGACGCAGACACGATAGCGGCGATAGCTTGCTCGATGTCAGGCGCGAGGTTTGGTCTGGCAGGCATTGATGTTCGTCATATCGCAGCTTTGGATAAGCAGTTGATGCCAGAACTTGGTCGGTTCATCAACTTTGCAGTGGTTGAGATCGACAAGAAGCTCTCAAAATAGTTGTGTACATCTATCTCGTGTTATGGTATATTAGTATATTAAGGAGTGATGTCATGCATAGAGGTATCAATCACATGACTCCAGAGAAGACGACTAGGAGAAAGAAGAATCCTAGCCCAGTGCTCGTAGCAGAGTGTGCTGACTGTCACAAGGACTTTGAGGTCTCGACTGATGGCAGCACTTCTTCTATGTTTGAGTCAAAATGGTTTCAGTTTCCAGATTGTCTGTACAAGCTTAGCTCGTTTGACTGTCCGTATTGTGGACGACGTCATATCGTGCAAGTTGATACGGAATTCACAGAGAGGAAGCTGAAGAAGATCGCGAAGATCGTAGCTTCTGGAAGGAAGTCAGGTGTCAAGCAGATGCAAAGGGACCTTGACCGTGCAAGGAAGATAGCCGCTGGGAATGTTTCAGGTTGCAATTTCTTTGACCCAGATACCGGCTTGAACTATGATGTGGAGTTCGTGACTGAGGAGGAATGCAATGTCAGAAGAGTCGGGTGATGCCAAAGTCACGGGAATCCACGTCAAGTGTGATTCGTGCAATCAGCATTGGTTCTTGACGCCAGAAGATATATTTGAAGGAGAAGTTCAGAACTCAGACATGCTTGACAGGTTGCAGGTGAAGTACTTTGTGTGTCCAAGATGCAACAAGGTGTTCACGTTCAACCTGTTCAACAAGAATGCGAGAGTCCTGATGCTGCAAGCCGAGAAGCTCAGATCTAAGATGCAAGCTTTTGGCAAGCAGAACAATAAGCGAGCTTTGGCATCATGTGACGTCAAGCTTCGCAGAGTAAGCAAGAAGCTCAATCGCGAGATTGCCAGAGAGGTGCAGAAGCACAGTGATGGTGAGTTTACCTTGGCTCAAGATGGAAGCAAGGATCTTGTGTTCATACCGTCAACAGTGGCGGATAGGAGTAAAGGAGAAAAGAATGGGTAAGCAAGACGAGATCGATGAGGAAGTCAAGAACGAGGAGAATGAAGGTGGAGAAGGCGGTCAGGGAGGCCAAGCTGGCAATAGTCAGGGTGGCAATAATTCTGGCGGTAGTTCCAACGGTTCTCAGAACGGTGGTAATTCCGGAAGCAACGAGAAGACTTTCACGCAGGCGCAAGTCAACAAGATGATGACGGCCGAGAAGAACCAAGGTCGTGCAGCTGCGCTTCGTGCTCTCGGCATCGATCCCAAAGACAAGGGCATGATGGAGTCAGTCAAGAACTTCATCTCGTCTCAGAAGTCTGAAGAGGACAAGAACAGCGAGCTTGAAGCTCAGTTGGCTGAGCAGACTGCTTTGGTAGCTGTCATGAAGGCTGGGGTGAAGCCACAATACGCAGATGATGCTGTGGCCTTGGCGACGTCGAAAGCGAATCGCAATGGTTCTTCTATTGACGAAGCAATGTCTGAGTACAAGCAGAAGTACCCCGAGTGGTTCGGTCTTGAGGGATCCGATGATGACGGTGACGGGTCTGGCAATGAAGGCGACGACGAGAAGGGTAAGAAAGGTGCTGGCAACAAGAAGTTCGTCGGCACTGGCACTACTCCTCCTGCCGGTGGTAAGAAGCAGACTGAGAACAAGCAAGAGGGTCTTGGCAAACGTCTTGCAGCTTCTAGGAAGAAGTCGACTCGGAAGAGCTCTTATTGGAACTAGTTTCATCTAGGAGGTTTTGAATATGCTTAATCGTTCTGGCATTAAGAAGGAGACTGCTACTGCTCCTGTTCAGATTCTCGCAAACGTCGAGATGCAGGCTGCCTGTGGTTGTATCGTAGATGACTCGATGGTCGCGTCTCCGAATGTTGGCAACAAGAAGATCGTGAAGGCTGGCACTCCGATTGCTGTTGACTTCTCCGATCTTTCGACTCCTGTCACTGCTTCTAAGGAGGCAGTGTCTGAGTCCGCTACTGCGACTGTGACTGGCACTGGCGTCTCTGCTGCATCTGTCACTGCTGCCACTTTTGGCACCAAGGTTTCCGGCATTGACGGCACCTATGAGTTCGTTGCTTCGGTCGAGGACACCACCACTACTTGGGAGCTTGACGGCACCACGGTCACGCTTTCTGACTATGGCATCACGCCTACCGGCACTGCAGCAGACGGTGACAAGATCTCGGTCGCTTATGTGTCTGCGAAGGCTGCGATCAATGCCAATGCGGTGCTTCTGCATGATGTCGATGTCACGTCTGGTGACGCCAACGGCACGGCGCTGTTCTTCGGCATTGTCAACATCAACCGTCTCGATACTTCGGTGCAGGCGCTTGTCACTCCTGGTGTCAACACCATCGGTGCCGTGTCTTTCATCAAGGCTTAGTTCAAGCTTAAGTTTAGGAGGTATGTGAAATGACTATCTTTGACCTCATGCAGGCCCCTGAGCTCGCCGCTTACTGGGAGGAGCTCGTAGCTGACGAGCCGCCTTATCCCGCAGAGGAGCTGTTCCCTGACAATAAGAAGCAGGGTCTGAACCTTCGCTGGATCAAGGGTTCTCGTGGCCTTCCCGTCGTGCTCAAGACGTCTGCGTTTGACGCTGCTGCGATCCCTCGTCCTCGCATCGGCTTCGATCGTCTGTCTGCGGAGATGCCTTACTTCAAGGAGTCTACATATATTGACGAGGAGCTTCGCCAGGAGCTCAACATCGTGCTCGAGTCTGGCAACCAAGCCTACATTGACTCGATCATGAACCGTGTGTTCGATGATGAGACTCGTCTGCTTCGTGGCGCTGCTGCTGCACGTGAGCGCATGCGTATGATGGCTCTCACGACTGGCGTTATTTCGATGTCGGCGAACGGCCAGGTGTTCAACTTCGACTATCAGATTCCTGATGCCAACAAGGTTGATGCCACCACTGCATGGTCTGATCTCCAGAATGCAGACCCGATCGAAGACATCCGTGTCCTGATCGAGCACATTCAGGACGAGACTGGTGCTATGGTCGTCCGTGCCATGTGTGATGGCAAGACGTGGCGTCAGCTTCGCAACAACAAGAAGATCAAGGAGTCGGTCTACGTTCTCACCAATGGTGCTGGTGTAGTCTCCGATGTCCAGCTTCGTGACTTCATTGCTCAGGAGCTCAATGGTCTTCAGGTTCTTGTCAACACCAAGCGTTACAAGGACGAGGACGGTTCGACTCAGCCGTTCATGCCAACAGACACGTTTGTCGTGTTCCCCGACGGTGACCTTGGCAACACCTGGTTTGGCACGACTCCTGCAGAGTCCGATCTTCTCTCTGGCAATGCAGCTAATGTTGCTATCACTGACACCGGTGTTGCTATCGTGACTGCTCAGAAGGTCGATCCAGTGAACGTGGAGACGATCGTGTCTATGATCTGCCTGCCTTCGTTTGAGGCTGCCGACCAGGTTGGCATCATTGACACCAATCCTGCTTAGGAGGTGTGATCTAGATGATTGAGCTTGTGAATCAGTCCGGTGAAGTCATCAAGGTTCCTTCTGGTGCACGCAAGTTCTATGAGGCTCGTGGCTTCAAGCCAGTCGGTTTCGTGAACGTAGTTGCAGCTCCGGCTCCTGTCGAGGAGCAGGACCAGTTCGAGAAGCTTCTTGAGAAGCCGATCGGCCAGTGGAAGAAGGAAGACGTGATTGCTTTCGCAGCTGCGAAGGAGATCGACATCACCGGTACGAAGAACATCAACGAGGCTAAGGCAATCATCAAGGAGTTCCTCGAGTCTGAAGACGCTGAGGACTGGGATTAGATCGGGAGGTCTTTGTCATGTCTAATGTTAATAATCAAAATAATTGGGATGACATTCTGACTGTTGGCAGAGACCTCCCGAACACAATTTCATATGATGTGCTCAAAAGCATCAAGCGGGAGCTTCGAGAGAATGATTGTCCATTCTTCAGTGATGATGACATTAACTACTACTACAACAAGAACGGCAAGAACATGGCTGCGACGTTGCATGAACTTTTCTTGATCAAAGCTGAAGATTCTACGATCTCAGTTTCAGGTCTGAGTACTTCGGATACGTCAGCCTATTTTCGTCGTCTAGCGTCTCGCTATCGTCAGTTCAACTCGGGGGTGCTTGATGGTTAACACGAAGTTTGAAGCTTACAAGCTGACTAGGGCCATCAAGACTTCAGGTGTAGTCGCGACAGTGAGCAGGGCGCCATTGAATGAGTTCGGAGAGCCAGGAGACACGCCACTTCTAGTTGGCACGTTTCCTGGCTTGTTTCACAATGACAAGTCATACGTGATGGAGACGACTTCAGACTCTGGTTTGTCTAGGAGCTCAGTTGGCAGGGTGATCGGTCGTCCGATGATCATGTGCCTGATGGAGTCGGTTGTCGGATTGGATCTCGAGATTGGCGACAAGATCGTGCTTTCATCAGACGCAGACAAGTTGTACGAGCTTGTGGAGTTGAACGACATCCAAGAGTGGGGCATCATAGTAGACATAACATTAAGGTTGGTTGATGATGGCTCAGCTTAAGGGAAAGGGAATAACGTTTGACTTCAGTGACTTCGAGTCGAAGATGAATGGCTTGAATGACAAGGTTGATGCAGCGGTCAACATGTTGGCAAGTACGGATGCGGCGGAGCTTGCTTCTTACATGAAGTCAAACCGTCCGTGGACGGACAGGACTGGCATGGCAAAGGCTAACTTGTCAGCGACAGTCTCGAAGCCAAGCAAGCACGAGATCAGGATCACGTTGGCCCATGGAGTCTACTATGGCATCTGGCTTGAGCTCGCTCATGGCAAGAAGTACGCGATACTTCAGCCGACATTGAATACGAAAGGCAAAGAAGTCATCAATGACTTTGAGAAGCTTGTGAAGAAGGTGTTGTCATGATAGGGTCTGACTTTGAGTACAAAGAAACTAGGTGGCAAGACCTCTATTCGTTCTTGAAAGGCAAAGGCTACGACGTGTATGCGCCAGGTCGTCACAAAGGTGAGTGCCTGTCAACTTACATTGTCGTTAACAACGGGACAAGTTCGAAGACGCTCAATTTTTCCTCGAATGAGGACTTGTATGACATTCTGATCTACGTCCCAGATGGTAAGTTCTCAGAGCTAGAATCTACATTGGAGCAAGTGAAGCGAGACATGAGAGACTTGTTCCCGCTGTTCAAGCCATATGGCCAGCAGACTTCACCGTTTCACGATGATGACGTTAAAGGCTATATGGTCTCAGTAATGTATTCGAACTACAAGAAGCTTTAGGAAGGTGATTGTTGATGACTATTCGTAAGAGTTCGTCTGAAGTGGCAACTATCGATGTTGCTCTTGTCACTGTCCAGACGACAGATGACGAGTTCGGCTTTACGACTGCTAATCAGATCGAGGTCGAAGTACAGACCGAAGATGAGGATGCAGTACGCCTTGTCGTGAAGGGCAAGCTGCTGGCCCAGAAGAAGCAGCAGCGAGTCATTGTCGGTAACCAGATCACGCTGCATGACAACGTGTTCAATGCAGATCTCGTGGAGATCTTGCAGGGTGGCACTGTCCTCACTGACGGGTCTGGCAATGTCACTGGCTACATTCCTCCACTTGCTGGAGGTGACTATGTCCCGACTGAGTTCACTCTGAACGTTTACTCAGCTCAGTACGATGCTGCTGGCACGATCGTGAAGTACGAGAAGATCTCCTACCCGAACTGCACCGGCCAGCCTGTTGCTCTCAACTCTGAGGACAATGCTTTCCGTGCTCCTGAGTACGTTATCGACTCGGCTCCGAAGCAGGGCGAGGCTCCTTACACTCTATCCTACGTGAGTGATCTTCCGGAGTTTGCCGTGACGTACGTGCTGACTACCGACACTGTCTTCAAGGCGGGCAAGACTTACTACACCCGCTCTGGCGAGGAGGGGTCTTACATCTACACCGCGGCTTCTGTCGTCGTCGGAGCAGAGGTCACTGCGAACACCTACTATGAGGCACGGTAGGTCTGAAGCCCTGAGAGGACTTCTGAGGCACTTTGGTCTAAATGATGTATGGAATATCATCATGATGGTCATAGGGCTTCAGAAGTCCTTCTGTTGATTATAGTGATTAGAACATAGTTGAAAGGAAACGGTCATAATGGCTGAAGTTACAAGTTTTGAGCAGTTGAAGTTGTATGCCGGTGGAGAAGTCGTGGAGCTTCCTGAGTTTGCTGAAGGGCAGCCGTTTGTGGCAAGGCTTCGTCGTCCGTCGATGATGGCTCTCGCGAAGACAGGAAAGATTCCCAACGCTCTTCTCGGGGAGGCGCAGAAGCTTTTCAACAGTGGTCCGTCTGCGATGGGCAATGGCAGCTCGACTAACAACATCCTTGGTGACATGTACGACATCTGCGAGTGTGTTGTCGAAGCTGCGATGATCGAGCCGACTTACAGGCAGGTGAAGGAAGCGGGCTTGCAGTTGTCGGACAACCAGATCCTCGCGATCTTCTCGTACACGCAGAACGGTGTTGAAGCTCTCAAGCAGTTTCGTGACGAGCGAGAGGATAATTAACATCATCTCTATGTCTCAGGTGTACAGTTGCAAGCCGTCAGAAGTAATTGGTGATCTTGACAGCTACACGGCATTTTGCTTTGATGAGGCATGTGCTTTCATATTGAACGAGATCAGCGGAGACGGTACAAAAGATTCGGGCAAAGTCCCAGTGTTCAGAAGGAAGGTGAGCAGCTTCAGAGAACTTTATGCTAAGTACCAGTAGGAGGTGACATACTTTGGCTGCTAACGGTGGTGAGATTAAGGCGTATCTTACTTTGGATACGTCACGCTTTGACTCAGCAATGTCAAGAGCCTCCAATGGTGCTTCTAAGTCTCTTGGAGGTGTTACAAAGTCTGCTGGTGGAGTTGGCGACGAGTTCGATGAAGTTGCCGGCAAGTCTAGCGAGTCAGCTAAGAAGACGACTGTTGATTGGAATGCCGTTGGTGAGAAGATGTCTTCTACCGGAGACAAGATGACGACTTTCTTGACGCTTCCGATTGTAGGTGCAGGTACCGCAGTCGTGAAGACGGCAGGAGACTTCGACAAGTCGATGGCAGAAGTCCGAGCGATCACTGGAACGACAGGCAAAGACTTCGACGCGCTTCGCCAGCAGGCGATCGATCTTGGTGGCTCGACTGCTTACAGTGCTGTTGAAGTTGCTAACGCGATGACAGAGATGGGCAAGGCTGGCTGGAGTTCACAGCAGATTTTGGATGGTATGTCTGGTGTTCTTGATGCAGCAGCAGCTTCTGGTGAAGATCTCGGGTCTGTGTCTACGATTGTCGCTGACGCGATCTCAGGCTTTGGTCTTGAGGCGAAAGACGCGACACATGTGGCAGACCTTCTTGCTCAAGCAGCTAATGCTGGTACGATCGACATCACAGATATGGGCGAGTCCTTCAAGTATGTCGCGCCTGTTGCTCACGCGATGGGATTCTCGATCGAGGACTGCTCGACGGCGTTGCTCGCAATGTCTAACGCCGGCATCAAGGGCTCGCAAGCTGGTACTTCACTTCGTACGATGATGTTGAACCTCGCCAACCCTACTGACGACGCGGCGATGTGGATGAAGAAGCTTGGCATCGAGGTGACAAATGCAGATGGCACGTTCAAGTCTTTTGACGAGATCGTGAACATCATGCAGAAGTCATTCCAAGGTCTTACTGACGAGGAGAAAGCCGCAGCAGCTGAGGCAATTGCTGGTAAGACTGGCATTGCAGGCATGTTGTCTGTCGTAGACATGGCTCCTGAAGAGTATGCGAAGATGACGAAGGCGATGGCCGAGTGTGACGGTGTCGCTCACCAGACAGCGGAGACAATGCAGGACAATCTGATGTCGAAGCTCGAGCAGCTTGGTGGCTCGCTTGAGTCGCTTGCTATCAAGCTTGGTGACTTGCTGCTTCCGCATCTCAAGAATCTGATCGAGTGGCTGACGAAAGTAGTAGACAAGTTTACAAATTTGCCGCAACCAATTCAAGCTGTCATTCTTGGCTTCTTGGGTCTAGTGGCAGCAGCAGGTCCAGTCCTTTCAATTGCCGGAAGGTTGATCACGTCATGGCAGACTGTGTCAAAGGCGATAACTGGTCTGAAGGCTGGTGAGGGTATTATTGGTGGTCTTTTCAAGTCTTTCCAGTCTCTAGGTGGAGTGCCTGGGATCTTGGGAGCTGTGAAAGGCGCAGTCTCGACATTTACTGGCAATCTTGGTGCGATGTTCAGTCTGATCGGTGAGGGAAATGGAGTGGTCGCGTCTTTGACTGCGATGTTCCCTGGACTTGAAGGTGCTTTGACAGCTATTACTGGTCCGATCGGCATCGTGATAGCGATAGTCGCGGCGCTTGTTGCTGCTTTCATGCATCTATGGAATACCAATGAGGAATTCAGGAACAAGATTACAGAGATCTGGAATGGCATCTCAGAGACGTTGAACAGGTTGTTTGGTGGGATTGTCGAGAGGTTGAACGAGCTTGGCTTCAACTTCAGTTCGATCTTGGACGTGTTAGGTGCAGCCTGGGATGCTTTCTGCAGTGTGTTGGCTCCAGTGTTTGAGGGAGTGTTCACTCAGATCGCGAACATCTTGGACGTGGCAGTCGACATAATTCTTGGCGTGCTTGACATCTTCATCGGTATATTCACTGGTGACTGGGAGCAATGCTGGCGAGGCGTCCAGGAGATCTTTGGTGGCGTCTGGGACTTCCTAGTCGCGACTTTCCAGAACTGGGTTGACACGATTATCGGAATCGCGAATGTCATCCTCGGTTGGTTCGGCACTGACTGGAACTCGATGTGGCAAGGCATTGGTGAGTTCTTCACAGGCTTGTGGCAAGGCATTGTTGACTTCTTCACGGGTCTCTGGAATGGTGTCGTGTCATTCTTCACTGGTGCTTGGGAGACAATCACAGGCATTGTGCAAGGCGCGTGGGATGGTATTTGCAACATCATCAACTTCGCGTTCCAGCTGATCGCAGAGATCTTCAATATCGGCTTTACGATCATCACGCTTCCGTTCCAGTTCATCTGGGAGAATTGCAAGGGCATTGTCGAGACAGCTTGGAATGCTATCACTGGCTTCATTCAGGGAGCTATGGACACGATTAACGGGATCATCCAGACAGTTTGGAATGCAATTTGGGGATTCTTGGGTCCTATCCTTGAGACAATCAAGAATGGTGTCAAGGGCGCGTGGGATTGGATCACTAGCACGACAAGCAGTATCTGGAACGGCATCAAGTCTACTCTCGGTGGCATCTGGGACAACATTAAGTCAAATGTCTCCAGTGCAGTCGAGAATGTGAAGTCGAAAGTCGGCACTGCTTGGAACAACATCAAGTCGACTACTGGCAGCATTTGGAACAACATCAAGTCTAACCTTTCAAGCACGTGGGACAACATCAAGTCTAACGTCCATAGCAAGGCAGAAAAGATCAAGTCAAACGTGCAAAGTGCATGGAACAACATTCAGAGTACGACAAGCAGCATTTTCAATAACGTGAAGTCGACTGCAAGCTCGATCTGGGATGGTATCAAGAACACGATCCAGAGCAAGATTGATGGTGCGAAGAACATCGTGAAGTCTGGTCTTGACGCGATCTCGAACTTCTTTGCTGGACTGCATCTTGAGCTTCCGCATATCAAGCTTCCGCACTTCAGCATCTCTGGTACGTTCAGCCTTGACCCGCCAAGCATCCCTCATATCAGTGTTGACTGGTACAAGAAGGCAATGGACAACGCGATGATCCTGAGCTCGCCGACTATCTTTGGCATGGGCAAAGGTGGCAAGCTGCTTGGCGGAGGAGATGCTGGCAATGAAGTAGTCGCCGGCTCAGACACGTTGATTCGGATGATCAAAGATGCTGTGTCTTCTGTCGTGAACGGTGGAAGTGGCTTCGCAGCAGCAGGCGGTGGAGACATTGTCATCCCGGTGTACATTGGAGACGAGCAGCTAGACACATTGGTGGTGCGTGCAAATGAGAAGAACAACTATCGAAATGGTGGAAGGTGATGAAGCATGTCAAATAAGATCTACCTTTCGATTGACGGAGTCGTGCTTCCTGTCGAGCCAAAGCGTGGCTATGATCTGAAGCTAGATGACTCCGAGTCTGTGAACGAGACAGAAGCTGGTACTTACATTCGTAGCGTTCAGAGAAGTGGCATTCCTAGTATTGGAGTTAACTTTTGGTGCAATCGCGAGATGTTGGTTCAGATGCGTGGGTTTAGGGATGCCACTTCTGTGACGGTAAAGTTCTATGATCCTGTCGTTGAAGAAGACAGTGAAGGAAACAGGCTAGTCACGGAGCTGATGTACGTGACTGGCTACCAGGAGTCGATGTTGGCTGACACAGAAGACGGAGGCTTCTGGTCTGTGAAGTTTAGTTTGGAGGATTTGAGCTATGTATGATGTCTCTGAAGCTTACATGCAAGCCATCTCCTCTGTGTCATTCAAAGAAGATCTGAAAGGTTCGATTGGTAGAGCAGCTTTCACTGATGAGAACATCTTGAGGAACAGCTTCACGATCTCGAACCAGTGTTGCGGAAGCTCGACAATGGAGATCGGGCAGGTGTATGTCGGCGAGCTTGACTGTACTTTCATCGGCTTGCCGATTGCACGCAAGTCTTACAAAGATCTCGTGATAGTCCCGAAGCATGGCGTGTATGTCGGTGAGCAAGAAGGAGTTGAGACAGAAGACGGCTTCGAGTACGTGCCGCTTGGCGTGTACACGATTGACAAGGCGGAGTGGTCTTCATCAGGCATAAAGGTTGTCGCGTATGACAACATGTCGAAGTTTGACAAGACGTTCAGCATTACTAGCACGAACGGTTTCATCTACGACTTTCTGTCTTATGCGTGCAGTAGGTGCAATGTCGAGCTTGGGATGACAAAAGCTGAGATTGAAGACTTACCGAATGGCAAGGAGAACTTCGATCTCTATGAGGAGATAAACGACATTGACACGTTCCGTGACTTCTTGAGTTGGATAGCTCAGACGACAGCCACTAACGCGTTGATTGATCGTGAAGGCAGGCTGTACTTGAGGAAGTACGACGTCGAAGTTGTCGACACATTGACTACGACAAGGCGCCTCAAGTCTGGCTCAGTCTCAGACTTCATGACATATTACACCGGAATGTCTGTCGTGAACATCGAGTTGAAGACGACTAGTTACTACGCGGTGTTGCCAGATGACGGCTTGACTTACAACTTGGGTCAGAACCCGTTGCTGCAATATGGTCTAGACGACACGAAGGTCAGGCAGCGAAGGGCGATCTTGGAGAGTTTCGCAGTTGCGAAGTACTCGCCATGCAAGTTCAAGCTGATGCAAGCTCCGATTTATGATCTGATGGACTGCATTGCTTTGGACGGTGGCATAATTGGGTCTGAGTCTACGGTGACTTCGATCTTAAAGTACACATGGAAGTACGGTGGGACTTACGACTTCCAGTGTGTCGGCCAAGATCCTAGCTTGGCTTCTGTGCAAAGCAAGATTGACAAGAACATCTCTGGCTTGATGGAAGCTGTGCAGAATGATAACAGTACGTTCTATGTGTATGGTTTTGAGAATGCAGAAGCATATAGCATTGGCACTGAGCCAGAGATGGTGACACGAATTGACTTTGCTACAGTTGACACGTCGCGTGTCGTGTTCATCTACGATGCGAATTGTGAGATAACGCGAGACGGAAATGTTGTCGCTGAATTGTACTTTGATGACGACTTAGTAGACACGTACACGATTTATTGTGCACGTGGTATGGCAAACGTAATGTTCAGTTGGTTCTATGATCTGACAGCTGGGCTAAGGCATGAGCTTAAGATCTTGTTGCATTGGGAGTACTTCGAGTCAGATGTGAGGCAGAACAAAGCCGGAATCGGTACGTTGAAGAACTATGTTGATGCGGTGGTCTTCTACATGTCACGTCAAGCTGGCACCTGGGCTGCAATCTCGGTGTTGACTTGGAGTGCAGTAGGAGTTTACACCTGGGATGACATCTATTCGGAAGACTCCGACATTGGCTATTCAACATGGGATGATGTTCTGAAGGGTGGTTTGAAGATTAGCCCTTCTGAGATCAGGTACAACGAGGAACCGATTGACACAAGCACAGGTTTGATAAACATTGACATTGCAAAGGTAAAGTCAGTGTTATTTGGTCGTGGTCTTGCTGCTACTGATGTCTGGGATGGCACGATCAATGTTTCTGATTCGACTGAAGTCGTGCCAGTTGTCAAGCCGATTGTGATTCCAGTGAGTGATGTTGCAGTGCTTGATACACATATTCCAATTCCTCATGGTCTGAGTGATGTGCTTGTTAACATTGCTATTCCGACGATGACGATCTTGAATACAATTAGTGATTTGACTGCTAATGTTTCTGAACGTGAAGACACAGATTCTGGCAACAAGATTAAAATATGGTGTACAAATTCAACAAGAATGTCAGATGTAATTCGCTTTGAGAATCCTATATATTCAATTGAATTTCATACGTCCATGCAAACCACTTTTGCAGTTTCCAATGATGGTGGTACAACTTGGTACGTTTGGAACGGTACGCTGTTTGAAAGAATATATGATGAACAAACCGTTTATGCTGATGCGGATGTTATGTCAAATATTCCTAGTGATAGCTGGAATGCCTTTGAGGTTGATGGATTGCGTTTTAAGTGGTCGCAAGATAGCTTGGGCGTTGTTGTACCTACAGACCATATAAATATTGAGTTGTATACGGAGCTAGGAGGGGAATAAATGAGTAATGGCCTAGAGTTGCACGGAAGAACAAAAATAGAATTGTTTAATGCCGAATCTGGTAAGCTTGATGAATGCGTAGAGGATGACAACGAGTTGACTGGCGCGTTGGCTGAGATTTTTCAGGGCATCGGTATGTTCGGGCATGGTGATTCGCTTGTGCAAAAAGCTGGCAGTGGGTATTGGACACGCGATGGCTATAGGCGTGAGAGTTTTACGCTTAGGCAGTGGTTCGGTGGTTTGCTTGCTTTTGACAAGAACCAAGATGTTGAACATCCATTTCCGTCTTACGATTCTACGATAATTGCAAGTGGCGTCGATGGTCAAGCTAACATCGGAGCGAACAACATTCGCGGTTCATTCAACTCGATCGAGTCTGTGTTTGACTGGGCTAATCACAATATCAAGTTTGTGTATGACTTTGCGACTTCTCAGGGCAATGGCAGGATTGCAAGCATTTGTCTTACGCCTTACCTTGGCGGTTATATGAATCAAGGTCGTTCACGTACTCAGGTTAATGTCTACGGGCTTCCAGTTGATGAGTGCTTTCAACCCAACTACTATAGTCGAAGTGGTTCTGTTGGTGGTTCAAATGATGGAAGTGGCAATCCTGGCTTTTGGCTGCCGCTTTTTGGTTATGCAGCCAATGGAATTTCGTATTATTCTGAGAGCTGGGATCTGAGTTCAGATTATCGACCGCTGCGTGCCGAGAACATGAGTCATGGCGGTTGGACTAAGATTCTTGAGCTTGATGCAATAAACAATCGAGTATTGGTTGCAAATCTTGAGCTTAGCTCTGGTAAGCTTTACGTTACTTTCAGGCGTTATACAATTGCGACAAATGAGATTAACGTCTGGTATGGCAATGGTGATGAGAGTTGGCCACATGACGATTCGCCAACAATTGAGCTTGATGCACTATATGACCACATCGGATTCCAGTTTATGAACTACGACTATGAGAATCGTATTCTGTATGTCGTAGCAGCACCATTTGATGTTCGTAACTATACTGGTTCTGATTGGGATGCTTGCGTAAGGAATGGTGTAGAAGTTGCATCAAACATCAAGGTCTATGCGATTCATGTTGACCCGACAATTGTCGACAATGTGGAGAACTATCAAGTTGATACGTACACGATTCCAAACAACACGAATGTAAGGCTTCCGCTTGCTACTGCGTTGCGTGCTGGCAATCAGGTCAGGGAGTTGCAATTCTTCTGTTATGACGGTTACATGTATGTGTTTGGGCCTATCTACAATGCAGACTGGTGGTATACAGCTAAGAATTACAACATCTATAAGATTGATCTTGCACATCCGACAAATGTAGTTCAGATTCAGACGAATGTTACGAATTTTGCACCACGTTATGCAACTGTTCTTGATGCACATGACGGTAGGATTTGGCTTAACTTTGGTGGCAATGCGGTTCGTGTGCTTAACACGTACACTAATGAGCTTTACGCTTATGAAGAGCTATTGCATTATGACTGGCAAAACTATGCAGTAGTTCCTATTCGTGGTAGTAATGCATTCGCCACTGAGAATGGGCACTTGATTGGTGTTCGTCCTAATGTCCTAATGACGGTGAATAATATTACACCTGTCACAAAGACGGCAGCTCAGACGATGAAGATTAGCTATTCGATTACTGGCTAGGAAAGGAAAATATAAATGGCAACGCAGACTGAGAATTACAATCTTGTCAAGCCAAGTGGCGATGATCTGGCACAGATCTCCGTCTTGAACGGAAACTTTGACGTCATTGACGGTCAGATGAAAGTAAATCATGACCTAGCTGATGAAGCAAAGCGGATTGCACAAGGCAAGCAAGACAAGATTACCGTTGATGATGTTCCGACTTCTGGCAGCACGAATCCAGTTCAGTCTGGCGGTGTGTACCAAGCTCTGAGCGGCAAGCAGGACGAGCTTACGGCTGGTTCCAACATCACGATTAACGATAATAATGAGATTAGTTCTGAGCACTACGACGTTGCGACTTTGGCAGACACGTCAAGTTCTGCTACGATCGGAAGTGGCACGACTTTCACTGTTGTTGATTCTGTCACTCGAGATGATGAGGGGCATGTCAAGAAGATCAACACGAAGACGATGACTGCTCCTACGATTGATTCAGCTCTTGATGCTTCAAGTACTCACCTCGTGCAGAATGCTCCGGTCGCAGCGGCGATTGAAGATCTTAGGAACTTCACTGGCATGGAAGCAGATGATGTCGTCGGTGTCTGCATTGACTTCGAGAACAAGACATTCACGAGGCTTGCGAATGCAATTGGCTTGACTCCAGGTTCTGACTTTGACAAGTTTTCAGTCTTCGGTGATCGCAAGAAGTGCATCCTTGATGATGCCGGTAATGTCGTGAAGTACTATGGTGACAGTGGTTATGTTGAGGATGGATCGATCGGGCAGGTGATGGTCGAGCAGCCAAAGTTCTGGTACAAAGTCGTGCCTCTGAAGCTTGAGAAGAACACGACAAGTTCTGGTTCTAAAGGTTACAAGATTCGTAAGGCAAATTACTTCATCTCTTGTACTCCGAAGACTGGCTTCAAGCTTCATCCTGCGTTCATTGATCCAAATGGCAATGAGAGGGATTGCTATTACATCGGTGCTTATGAAGCTTGCTTGTATGACGTCAGTGCGAGTGCTTACATCACGGATGACGCGCAAGTTGCAGACTTTGCAAATGACAAGCTAAGCTCGATCGCAGATGTACGTCCGATCTCTGGCTTGTCTCAGAATCTCACTCGTCCGAATGTCGAGCTGCTTGCGCAGCATCGTGGGTCTGGCTGGCATGGTCTGTACACTCAGATCGCGATGGCTGAGTTCTTGATGATGTTCATTGAGGGAGCTGGTAACTTACAGAACGTCTTCGGTCAAGGTGTCACTGGCATTTCTGACAATAGCTCGTACAACTGTGCTAGCTATACTGGTTCGACAGCTTCTAAGGGCAATGCTTCTGGTGTCGCAGCTAGCACGAAAGACTATGCAGGTACGATTCGAACTGCTGCGAATCAAGTCGCATTCTGCTACCGTGGATGTGAGAACGAGTGGGGCAACATCTGGAAGTTCATCTACGGCATCAACTTGTGGGGCAATGGTACGATGGATGGTGGCGAGCCTTACATCTGCAGCAACCCGGCTAACTTCGCGGAGTCTCAGAACAGTGGCAACTACAAAGGCGCTGGCTTCACAGTTGCAAATGCAAGTGGTTGGATCAAGGCGTTTGCTTATGGTCTCGAGGAGTTTGACTGGCTGTTGATGCCAAATGAGGTCGGTGGTGACTCCAGTGTTCCGATCGGTGACTATTTGTATCTGACTGCGAACTTGAACGGCTATCGAATTGCTCTGCTCGGCGCTAGGTGGGGTAATGGCTTGCAGGCCGGCCTCTGCTGGACTCTGGATAGCGGCGTCGGGTATCGGAGTCGTA